TTCGGCCACACGCGGCCATGATTTTGGATCGGCGTGACGGGTCAGGTGCGCCTCACAATTCACGCACATGTCATAGACCTTATCGGAACCGCCGTTGATGGAAACCATAACGCCGGACCTGATCTTGTTGGACGGCGCGTCTTGTTCAACCAAGTCAATCAGGCCGCAGCCGTCACACTCGAATTGCTTTCTCATCATGGCAATCGGCCCTTATTGTAGAGTTTTCTTCCAACGCTGTTTACGCTCTTGCGGCTGGTCGGTGCGCCTGCCGCCACGGCTAGGTACATTCCAATCGCCGCCTTCCGAATAGCCGTCAAATTCCCACCCTGCCGCCTTGAGCGAAGTACCGCCCTCACTGTCTAGGATAAATGTCTGGATACGGGCGAAACCCATTTCCTTGCAGATGCGCGCGCAAGCCCCGTACAGCTTGGAGCAAGCGTTGTCTGTTCCATCCGTCACCAGCCGTGTGACCTCTGCCCAATCGTATTGCGGGTTCTTCCGGCCAGTCGGTCGCCCCACTATGGCGGCACCACGGACGACGCCAGCGTCATCACGAACACCGATGGAAAAGCGATGGCCAACAACAGCCTTATGGTGACGATGCAGGCCCGCAACCAGGTCATTAGCCTGCTTCAAAGTCGCGGGGAATATCTGTAAGGTCACTCTATCGGCCCTTCCTCTATCGGTACTGAATAAGCTGCCGGTGCTCTACCTGCTGAGCTACCGTAGGAGCAATCCCGCCTATGGCTCGCTGGCTAGGCTTTACACGCGACGCGTCACGCTTCATCACAATCCCGCCGTCCATATTGACTAGGCTCCTAAAGGTCGGATTTGAACCGACGACCACCGGCTGGCTGCGCTTATAATCCCCCGCCTTTCCGCCTGTCAATACAATAATACAATAATCTAGTTGACTGTCCAATAATTCCCTGAAATAATCGTCCAGTCGATTTTTGGATTGCCATGAAAAAGACTATTCCCCTGGAACTCGCCGCGCCTGACCCCGCTTGGGAGGTTGGCTATTGGCGGGTCAGCACTGGCCGCGACCAAACGCCCGACATGCAGATTGCTGCCCTAAAGCGGCGCGGCATTCCCGATGAACTGATCTTCGGTGACATTGCTTCCGGTCGGAAGGCGAAGCGCCCCAATCTCGACATGGCGATCAAGCAGATGCGCCCGGGCGGTGCTTTGGTGATCTGGAAGCTAGACCGGCTTGGCCGCGACACGATGGAGCTGCTGCGGCTGTCCAAGGAATTTGAGGCGGAAGGCCAGAACCTTGTTAGCCTAACCGAAGCCATTGACACTCGGACGCCTATGGGCCGCGCCTTCTTCGGGATGCTGGCCGTGTTCGCGCAATTTGAAAGCGACACCACCGCCGAACGGTCGCGGGCAGGGATGGCACAGGCCAAGGCGAACGGCTCGCTGGTTGGCGCTCCTGGCAAGCTGACGGCCAAGCAATGGGAACAGATGGAAAAGTTGATCCTGTCCACCCGGTCCCATCAGCTATCGCTCAACGCCATTGCGCGGCGCTTCCGGGTATCCGTGGCGCTGGTGAATCTGCGCTTCCCCGGCTGGCGCAACAGGACTGTGAAAGAACGTCTAGCGTGGCGGCGGTCTAACCCGCTGCCCAAAAAGTAGAGGAGCAAGGCCATGCCCAAGATCAAAGTCTTCTATAGGCAGCCTGCGCAGTGGGTTGTGTTTAGGCCATTGCACGGTCTTGGGTATCGGGCGTTCTGGCTGGGTCGTTTCAAAGTCATCGTTTACAATTAAGGAGTGAGGCATGGGTGAACATCAATGTCCGCATTGCGGTCACATCACGACCGGCTTTGAGCAGCAGGAATGGGAAGCTACGCGGCGCGAGCGATACAATGCTGCGCTTAAAGACTGCATCGGACTTCTGCGGAAGTGGTTCTGGGGAACGAACAAAGACGCGCGGGCTTGCGAAGCCGATATGCGCGCCTTGGTACAATAAGGGGCCGCGCTTAATAGTCCAGTTCTAACAGACGTAAACTAGGGAGCCGGGCCATGCCGTACAACACCGATGAGCGCGGGTATCTCGCCAAGGCCATGACCGGCTGCGGTGCGCTCTATGCCGCCTTGGACGAAATCGGAAATCAAGGCCATAGCGATCACGACTTGGCTAAGGTTGTCGTGGACAACGAGATGGCGTTGCGCGCGTTGCTGACCTACGCGCTAAACCATCTAGCCGCTGAACATTGAAAGAGGGAGCCAAAATCCATGATTGATATGAGACTATGCAGTATGGGGGTCGGATGCGCCGAGGCCAGCCTGTGCTACGCCGAGGCGCACGATGAACCGGAGCGCTGCCCCTTAAAGGCGGATGCTATCCCGGTAGAATATGCCGCTGAGTTGCGCGCTAAGTGGCCCGACATAACCGATGCCGGTATCGCTTCGTTTTGGCGTGCCCGTCACCTGCCAACTGATTAATGTTCTAGCACCAACAACCTATAAACGAGGAGCCGAGCATGACTAAGGACCAGCAAGCCCTCCTTGAGAGAGAACTGCGCCGTGGCAAACTGTGGGGCCATCTCACTTTTGGGGAAGTCATGGACACGCTTGACCGGCAATACGACGCCCTGATGGCGATTGGAAGCGACCACTCGGTTCCAGCGTACCTTCGCACTATCGCAAACGAAGCAATAAGACCTACAAAATAGGAGGGATTTTCTATGGGAAAAACAATTGAGCAGGCGATGCTGACGTGGTGTCCGCAATCGCGCGCCATACAATTGAACAAACTCGGCGAACTGATGCCGGGGACTGCGACATACAATCGGCTGGCAAAGCCTGCGAGCCCGCTTATCGTTCCGGCAGAGTGCGCCTGTCTGGGCCCAGGCTGCGCCATGTGGAACTGGGATAGCGAGCTTCAAGATACCGGTGATTGCGGCCTAAAATTGCGGCCATCCATCACTGTTCCAGAATCACCTGTGACGGCAGAAAGAAAACCCTGATGGTTGATCGCGCCTGGGAAGATGCCGCCGGAATCCACTATGTCCGCGACCGCGCGCCACCGCCTGAGAAGCCGGAGCCCGCTTTCTGCACCCGTTGTGGCCAGCCCGCGACGTGCATGCCGCGCGTCTATGTCCCGTGTTCAAAGCTGGCCATCGAGCAGATCGACGATGTCTCGTCTCTGATGACGGTGACGTTCTGCGACAGGCACTTTTTTCTGCTCAAAGCAGCAGAGTTTCTGGAAGGCGAAGGCAACGCCCCGGTGCGCGAGCAGTTCGCCGCCATATTCCGGCAGCGGGGCTCGATCCCGAATTTCGCCAAGGCCGTGATCGGCCGCGTCTCGCACACCGAGCCGGACTATCTCAACGGCCAGAAGGCGAACCGAAAGGCCCGGCAGGCATGACCAGGGACACCGCCAGGGACGCAGCCAAGGTCGCCAGAAGCCTGCGCGTGGCTGCTTCAATCCTTGGGTCGCGCGTCGCACTGCACGATGCGCTCAAGTCCAGGGCGACGATCTCTTTCACCACAACCGAAGTCTGGGACATCGCTAACCAGCTTCGCAACAATGCCGCTACCATCGAGAAGCTGGCCAGCGTTCTTGAGACCGCGATGGCTCTCTCCGAAGATCAGCACCGCACCATCCTGGCGATGGCGACGCAGAAATTCCATGCAGCAGAAAACAAAGCGCGGCCAAATGGTTGGCGCAGATTTTTCGCTGTGAAACAAAAAGTTCCATGACCGCTTATCCGCACGAATCCGGCTATTGGTATGAGCACAGCAACGGTTCGCTGATCTTCAAGCGCTGGGCGGTTGTCAATTTCGTCGGCCCGGCATCTTATTTCGACAGCCCATTCGTCAAAAGCTGGTGGTTCGGCCATCGCGACGATTGCCGCCGTCCCCAGGACGTCAACCCGGACGCGCCGGTATGCCCGCAGTGCCACAACGCCGCGCGCCTGACCGACGGCAGGGAGGTCTATTCCCACCGGCAAGACCTGCACGACAAGCCGATCTGGGTTTGCGACCCTTGCGGGGCCTATGTTGGCTGCCACCCGGGTGGCACCAAGCCGCTTGGCACGCCCGCCGGTAAGGCGCTGCGAGCCGCCCGCATGGATTTGCACCACAAGCGCCTGGACCCTCTCTGGCAGACCGCCGACCGCCTGGAGGCCTACAAGGACCGGCCGCTCGACGATGCCGCCCGCAAGGCCATCCAGCAGGTCGCGCGACGTCGCGTCTATGCCTACCTCGCTCACAAGATGGGCTTGAGCCAGTTTCACAGCGGGGAATGTTCGCTGGAGCAATGTCGGCAGGCCTGGACGATCCTGACCGAGGCTGGCGACTATTCGACGATCCGGAAGTGGCACAAGGACGCCAAGGATCGGCTGGCCCCAGAAATCGACGAAACATCACCGAAAAAGGAAACGACATGAGTGAAACCAAGTACATAGCGCAAGGCACCATTGCTCAGTTTGATGAACGCCGGAAGCTGCCTGCTGGGACCAGGGTTTATCTCGGCGGTAGCGTTCCGCACGAGGGCTCGTCGTTTTTGTGGGAATGGATGTCGAACCGTGAATTTGCCGTCGAAAGCGCGGAGCGCGCTCTGATCTTGCGGATGTCTGGTGTTTGCGGCATCGGCGCGATGCCCGGCCGCCACACCATCGAGATCGTCGAGGTTGAGCCGCCAGCCGAACTGTCTGAAAAGCGCGCCGAGCATATGGCTGCGGACCTGGGTGGTCCCGGTTTTTCTGGGGCTGCATCGCGGGCAATCGACGAGGATGTCGAGCGCCGCATCTTCGAGATCGCCGTCGCGAAAGAATGCGCTGATGATCCGGCGCTGTCCGATGCTCTCAAGCGTGACGAAAACGGAAATTATCATTACAAATCAACGCGATCTGCATGGATCGGATGGAAAATGCGCGCGGAGATCACCTGATGCCGCGTCACACCATGGGCAAACCGACGCCGGAGCAAGAGGCGCGCGCCGCTGTGATCTGGGGCGACAAACCGAAGCCAACGAACCTGCGGCAGTGCGTCGATTGCCCCGCCCAGTTCAAGCCGCGCGGGCGCGGTGATCGCTGCCAGCCTTGCCGGGGGGCGCACATCGAGAACCGCAGCAAAGGACGCAAAGGCTGATGACCGCTCACAAGCGAATCTATTACGCCTGCCAGGACTGCCCGGCCCAGATCACCAAGGGCAAGCGGTGCCTGCCGTGCGCATCCGCCAAGATCGACAGCGACCGCAAGGCCCAGCGCGCCGCCGCGCGTGATCGCCGTCGTGCCCAGCAGGCACCGCTATGACGCTGGAGAAAGCCACTGTGATGCTGTGCCCGGAGGGTTGTGGATGCCCGTCCTGCGGCGAGCGTGACGTCGCACGTCTTGAGATCGTGACGGCCTATGTTGGCAAGGACATGCACGGCCGTGACCAATACGCCTATCGTGGGTCGAAATGCATGACCTGCGGCTATCGCTGGAGCGGGGGCCCATGAAGCACATCGTCACCAATTTCGGCCGCGACCGCCTGGAGGTCTTTCTGGTGGGCGAAATGCTTCCGCTTTCAATCGGGCCCGGTGCCAGTTTTACCGGCGAGATCGACCGCATCATCCACAACGTCGGCCGCACCCACTATTCCGTCCGCCCGGCCGAGCGCGGCAAGATCGACGACGAGGAGGAGAGCGATGGCTGACCAAGTAAACCCGATCATCGTCGGACACTGGACAAACGACACCGCAGCCCGGCTCTTTGCCAATTACGAGATCACCGCTAGCCATTTATGGGAAATGCGCCAGACCGCTGCCAGCGACGGTGCGTCACCGGAAAGTCTCCGGCACATAGACCACCTGCACACAGAATGTCTCGACAACATGGCAAATCTGTATGCCCAGTTCTCCATGCCCGCCGTGTTCATTTCTGGCAGCCAAAATAGATGACCCGGCAAGAGCGCGTCGCGGCCATGATCGAGCGCGGCGATCCCGCAGAACTGCTGGCGGCCTGGGCATGGGGGCCGTGTGCCTGCCTTGGCCCAAGGGATGGCGAACCAAAATGTAAATGCCGCATGACCGAGAAGCAGATCGGCAACGCCGTCTCTGTCGCCGCCTTGAAGCGCGGTAAGCTGGTGCGCCTCATACAGAGATAGGACGTAATGGCACCATTGCGCGGACATATCGTCCCGCCATAGGTTCAACCCTGTCTTATTGCTGGATATTGTCATGGCCAAGGGGGGCACTCGGTTCACGAACGCGATGATTGAGGCCGCGCTGCGCAAGCATCACGGCCTGATCCCGCGCGCGGCCGATGAACTCAAGACGTCCCGGCAGGCGGTCCAGCAGCGAGTCGACCGCAGCCCGGAACTCCAGGCCGTGCTGGTCAGCATCGGTGAGGACATGAAGGCGAACGCTCGGAGCGCCATCGCAGATGCCCTCGCGGCGAAAGACATGGCGACCGTGCGCTGGTATGCCGACAGAAAAATGAGGGATGAAGGCTATGGGCCTCGTGTTGAAATCGGCCTCGACACGGCGGCGCTCGAAGGCCTCGCCGAGGCCCTTGCCAAGGGCGGTGTCGATGCCCTCCGACTTGCCAAAGCTGCTATCGCGAGTGGTCAATTCTCGTAAGGCTGCCGACTATCTCGACCGCCTGCTGCAAACTCATATCGACCGGATCGAAGCCGAAGCGCAGCGCAAGGTCACAGAGCGCGAGTTTAAGGCCAGGGTCGGAAACCGCGCTAAGTCCTATGCCGAGGAAAAGGCCAAGTGCGCCAAGGACGTCCTATATTGGTTTGATAACTGGGCCTGGACATTCGACCCGCGCCTGATCGCCGAAAACAAGACGCCATACATCCGGTTCAAGCTGTGGCCGGAACAGCGCAAATTCATTCTTTGGTTGCACGACAAGGTCAGCAAGGGCGAGCCGTGGCTGCTGGAGAAGTCCCGCGACCAGGGCGCGACGTACCTGATCTGCGCCTATGTGACGTGGCGCTGGCTGTTCACCCCGGGATTCAAGGCCACATTCTGCTCGCGCGACGAATTGAACGTCGACAGCAAGGGCAATCCGGACAGCATTTTCGAGAAACTGCGGGTGATCTATCGCCGCCTGCCGCCGTGGATGCTGCCGGACGGCTTCAACGAGCGAAAACACGACAACATCATGCAGTTTACCAACCCGGTCACTGGCGCGGTGGTGACGGGCGAGACCGGCGAAAACCCTGGGCGCGGTGGCCGCTCGACCATGTATGTGGTCGACGAGGCCGCGTTCCTGGCGCATCCCCAGAAGGTCGAGGCGGCGATCAGCGGCAATACCGATTGCATCGGCTGGGTCTCGACGCCCAATCCGGAGAGCGGCGGGCTGGCAAATTTCTTTGCTCGCAAGCGCGCTGCGCTGGCCAATATCATCGGCTCGATCTTCCGGCTGCATTACTCGGCCGATCCGCGCAAGACACCGGAATGGGCGGCCAAGAAAAAAGCCAGCATGTCGGACCCGTCCACCTGGGACGCGGAATACGAGATCAGCTACACCGCCGCGACCGAGGGCATGGCGATCCCAGGCAAATGGGTGCAGTCCGCTGTCGACCTGATGAAGCAGTTCGGCGTCATGTTCACACCCAGCAAGGTCGGCATAACCGGGGGCGACGTGGGCGCGGGCAAGGCGAAATCGGTCTGCGTCCACCGGTTCGGCCCGATCTGTTTGCCGATCCAGCGCCGCCAGGAAGCCGACACCACCGACACGGCCTATTGGATGCTGGACTGCATGAAGGAAGCGGGGACGCAATTCCTCAATTTCGACGTGCCCGGCGTCGGCGCTGGCGTGCTGTCCACCCTCACCAAGGTCGACCGCACCCAGTATCCCAAGATCAAGGCCGTCTATCCGATCAACACTGGCGTGCCGCCCAGCAACCGCGTATGGCCCGACGGGACCACCAGCGTCGAGAAGTTCGGCAATCTCAAGGCGGAAATCTGGTGGCTGGCGCGCGCCGCGATCCAGCGCAGCCATCTGCATTACCTGTGGCTGACCAAGCAGGAAGGCGGGATCGAGCAAAAGCTGGAGGAGTGCGCGCTGCTGCCGGACGACGGCACGCTGATGATGCAGCTTTCGACGCCAAAGTGGTTCCGCAACAACACCGGCAAGATCGTGATCGAGACCAAGCAGCAGCTTGCTGCGCGCCGCGTGCCCAGCCCGGACGACGCCGACGGCTATGTGCTGTCCCATCTGGAGCCCCAGGTCGATCCTGGCACCGGGCTCAACCTGGGCATCAACAAGGAATTTCAGCAGGAGAACCCGTTTGTCGTCACGGCCCGCTGACGGTAGGGTGCAGGTCATAGGGAATCGGGGGTTCTGATGGCGCGGACGAAAACAGAGGGCGGCTATCTGATTACGCAGGAATCTGGCGCGTCTGGCTTGCGCCAGTTCTCGGGCTATGTGCGCGAGGAGTGGCTGCGCGACCTGATAGGCCGCCGTGGCATGCTGACGTTGCGCGAAATGCGCGACAACGACCCCATCATCGCCGCCATCTTCACCAATACCGAAATGCTGCTGCGCCCGGTGCCGTTTCGCGTCGAGCCCCAGGACGAAAAGAACACCGACGACGCCAACGCAGCCGATTTTGTCCAGTCATGCTTTTCCGACATGGATCACAGTTGGGCGGACTTCATGGCCGACGCGCTGTCGTTCCTGCAATACGGCTTTGGTGTTTACGAGAAGGTCTACAAATACCGGCGCGGTCCGACCAATCCTGACCCGTCGCAGCGCAGCCAGTACACCGATGGCCTGATCGGCTGGCGCAAGTTCGCCGGGCGTGCCCAGGAAACGCTGCTGCACTGGGTTTTCGATCCGCAGGGCAACGCGCTGTCGATGGTGCAGCTATTGCCGACCGGCGGCCCCCTGCTCAACGTGCCGCTGTCCAAGTGCCTGCATTTCCGCACCACGCCCTACAAGCAAAACCCGGAAGGCCGCAGCATCATGCGGTCGATGTATAATTATTATTTCCTCAAGAAGCGGGTGCAGCAGATCGAGGCCATCGGCGTGTCGCGCGATCTGGCTGGCCTGCCTGTGGTTTCGTGCCCGCCAGCGTGGTTCAAGTCGGACGCCAGCGACGACGACAAAACCGCGCTCCAGGCGGCCAAGGACATGGTCAACCTCATCAACCAGAACGAGCAGGCCGGTCTCGTCATCCCTGCGATCTATGACGCCAACAAGAACCTGATCTTCAGCGTCGACCTTCTGTCGACCGGCGGCTCGCGCCAGTTCCACACCACCGAGATCATCAACCGCTATGACCACGGCATGGCGGCCTCGATGCTGGCGGATTTCATCACCCTGGGCCAGCAGTCCAGCAAGGGCGGGATGGGCGGCCACGGCACCCAGTCGCAGAGCAAATCCGAGAACTTCAACAACGCGGTGATCGACTTCCTCGACATCATCGCGTCCGAGGTCCAGAAAGCTGCCAACGACCTGTTGCTGCTCAACAGCATGAAGGGCAACGTCAACGTCACCCACGGCGACATCGCCAAGTCCGACCTGCTGCAACTCGGCCAGTACATTCAGGACATTGCGGCCGCTGGCGCGCTGGTGCCCGACGACACCCTGGAGGCCCATCTGCGCGAGGAGGCTGGTCTGCCCACCGCCGACAATCCAACGGCTGTCAGCGACGCGGCCGAACTGGAGCAGCAAAACGCGGAAGATCAGATTAAGGCCAAGACCCAGCCGCCACCCGGCAAGACGCCCGGTGCCAAACCTGCGGCTGGAGCCGCAGGCCAGCCCGCTGGCGGCACGTTGGGCAAGCGGAGGCGCAAGGGCCTGTGATCCTGCCCCACGCCTGCCGGAAGCACGCCAGGACGCTGGGAAGCCGTCCACGCCGCCAGACATGGGCACGCGGCGGGCTGGCCAAGGCGGACAGCCCTGACACCCCAGACCACGAATGGCTGCTGGAGATCGCCGACAATGCCGCTCCAGCGACCAAGGCCGCGTTCCTTGAAGCGCTGCGCCGGGTGCGCAATGCCGCCAAAGAGGCCGAACTGCGGGACGCCATCGCCCGGGGCGACGTCAACGCCGCCATGCGGGCGCTCGGCGTTGAGGAGGGATTGTCCGAAAGCCTCAAGCCGGGCCTGACCAAGCCGCTGGAGGATGCCTTCATCGCGGCGGGCCGGGCGACCCCAGCCAAGACGATGGGCGTGCATGTCGGCATGTCGTTTAACCTGACCAACCCCAACACCGCGACGTTCCTGCGGAATTACGATTTCGGCTTGATCCGCGACATCAGCCAGCAAACACGCGACGGCATCCGCACGGTCATCCAGAACGCCTTTGCCATGGGCGGCCATCCCTATGAGCAGGCCCGGCAGATTCGCGAAAGCATCGGTCTGACCGACGACCAAGCCCAGGCCGTGACCAATTTCGAGAACCTGCTGCGCACCAAGGACCGGGCAGCGCTGACCAGGGCGATGCGGGACCGCCGCCACGATCCGACGCTGGAGCGCGCGCTGGGCGCTGGCGCTGACCGGACGCTGTCTGACGAGCAGATCGCCACGATGGTCAACCGGTATCGCAACCGGGCGATTCTCAACCGGGCCCAGATGATCGCGCGCACCGAGACCATGCGCGCCTCCAACGCCGCCCAGAACATGGCCTGGGGTCAGGCGGCCGACCAGGGCTTGCTCAACCGCACCGCGCTGCGCCGGTTCTGGCTGGTGACGCCGAATGACCGGCTGTGCGAATACTGTGAACAAGTCCCCGACATGAACGAGGACGGCGTGCCGCTGGACGGATATTTCGACACCCCATACGGCCCAGCCATGTATGGCCCCTTGCATCCGCTGTGCCGTTGCATCACCTATATCGACACTGGGGACGCGGACGGATAGGCCGGTGCATGTCGAAGCGGGATTTGATGGCGAGTGCGGCTCCGGCACTGTTGCTGCCGCACATCCATGAACCGCAGCTTTGGGAAGCCACCCTCACGCAAGCCAATGCGACAACGGCTTCCGACGACATCATGCAGCATTTTATCATCATCGGCCAAGTTCATACCGAGCGGCGCGATTTGGGGGAAATGTGATGCAGCATCCACCGAAACTGGCCTTCGCGCTCCAGCTTCTCGACCAAGCCCACGACCTGATGCGCGGCGCGCGCCATGGCGGCAACCAAGCTGCGCAGCAGCAGATGATCGCCGACGCCCAGGCGATGCGCGCCCATTCCCAAAAGCTGGCGCGCGAGCACCATGGCCCGATCTATCGCGGGCGGTGCTGATGGGCGTGCGATATGCAAAGCTGTTGTCAGACGAGGCGGCGGCAAAGCTGTCGGCTGAATTTGGTGTCGATCCGCGTCCCCGCGTCCCGATCCACCAGCAGTTCGTCAGCAAGTTCGACGAGGCCGACTGGCTTTACCAGCAGCCGCGCCGAAAAGCGTTTCGGCATCACGGCCAGGATGATTTCCCGCTGAAATCCACCGAGGCGCGCGACTATGACAAGCGTTCGGCGCTGCTGGAGGCCCAGAACCACCGATGCGGTTATTGCGGCCAGCGTGTGTTCGATCACATCAAAGATGGGGCGCACAATCGGGCGACCATAGACGAGGTGGTGCCGCGCGCTGCTGGCGGCCGCTGTTTCTGGTCTAACCAGATTATCGCCTGTCATCTATGCAACCAGGGCAGAGGGGCGATGAACGCCTATCGGTATTTCGCCTATGTCCAGAAGTTCGGCCGCTGGATGGCGCATCAATGGGGGCGCGAGCAGCACCGCGCCGCAGCACTGCGCCTCGACCAGCAGTATGGCAAAGCGCACCGCCAGCCCGTGATCGACTATTGATGGTCCAGCGCCTCACCAGCATCCCGAATCCTGACGGCCCGCTGATGCTGCTGTCGATGACGCTGGACTGCGACGGCTGCGCCAAATCCGGTGCGCTGTTCCCTGGCGGGTTTCACACCGTTGGCGAGGATTACATCATCATGCGCAGGCTGGCGGCAGCGGAAGGTTGGCGTCGCATCCATGGCGGTGTCTGGCTGGGCCCGTGCTGCAAAGATTATGGCAACGAAAGCGGCGAATGAGGGCTTGCGGCTTTTCGAGATCGGCGTAAAACAACCGGCCATGTTGTCCATCTGCAAAATCCTCAGATACCTGTGTCGGTGTTCGCCCCCGCGCCGCATCGGGTTCATTTTCATTTTCGACGGGCAAGGAAAGATCGCCATGACTCAGAACTTTATCCAGGGCTCCAGCCACACGGCGACCCTGGCCCTCACCGATGCCAATGGCGTCGCGCGCCCGCTGCCCGCTGGCATTGTGCCTGCCTGGAGCGTGACGCCTGCTGGCGCTGTGGCGCTGACGCCCGCCGCTGACGGCCTGTCGGCCACCTTTGTGGCTGGCACGACCGACGGCCTGTTCACCCTGACCGCTGTGACCACATATGCCGATGGCGACGTCGTCACCGTCGATTTCGAGGGCGAGATCGTCGATCCCGAGGATACCCAGGGCACGATCACCGTCGTATAATTCCGCCGTTCACCGGGCAGGCGAAAGGCTCCGCTGGGAAACCGGCGGGGCCTTTTTCTTTGGTGGTGTGAGACCTCCCGCTGCTGGCTTTCCCTCGTCGATGCGGGGCTGGGGGGCGATGATCGGCGGGCAGCAGCGGGATACAGGCACAACCCGGTGGCGCTCGGATAGACGCATAAGTTCCGGCATAATTCGCATGTCGACTTGTGCATGTCTGCGCAAGTCTTTGACAATCCACCACGAACGAGATCGAAAAAAGTTACATGATAGGATTTTCGACCATCCAGTAGGGGCGAGAAAATTAACACCAGTTGACGATTCGGCCATTCCGTCCTATCTCTCCATCACTGCAAGCTGATGTTTTCGATTACGACTTGACCGGACGCGGGGGCGGTGCCCGCCGCCTCCACCACCAGCACACCCCCGGGCACGGTTGGCCGGGCACAGACAAAGGGCGGGGTTCGATTCCCCAAGCGGTTCGGGTCGGCACCGGGCGGCAACGGTTGAAGGTCTGGTCGGTGTGCTGTTGCTGGGGGCGAAACAGGATCGACGGCGTGAACCGGATCGAAACGGCGCAAGCCAAGGTGAGCAGGACCGTAAAGGTCAACGACAACGAAGAAGTCCGCCTCGCCGCTTAATGCGGAAGGCGCGGTTCGGCCGGTTCCGGGCAACAGAATACCGGCCACTGTTTTTTTCTGACGTGTCGCCGATTTAGACCTCAGGCCCTAGGAAACTGAAACAGGTGCGGCGCAAGCCGTTGAGGTGCAGATGGTCGAGCACCCACGTCCGAAAAGAGCAGAATACTTGAGAGGGGTCTGGATAGGCTCGCGAGGCAGCCAGCACCTTTTAGGGACAGCGAAAGACCCGGCTGAGAAGGAACCGGTAGCTGTAGGCACTTAGTGCGCCTCTCGTTGAATTTCATGCCGTTGGCTGGACCATCAGGACAAGAGGCGACTGAGCAGCAGGAGGCGTTGCGTGCTGAGGGTCATCGAAAGCGAAAGCGGAGCGCTGACCTACGCAAAGGCTCTGCTGGCTGACGAACATGATGGCCGGTAGGCTCACGGCCGCCACTTGCTCCCGAAACAAAATCAGGACAGATTGTCCCGCGTCGGCGGCGCATGACTTTGGACGGTTGAGCGCTGTAAAACTGGGGAGCGGTCGTGAGGCTTTGCTGAGAACCGGCTGATGCGGCGCTGGCTGGGTGGAAGTTCACCAGCGCCGCCACCCATCATCGAGGGAAAGCCAATGGCACGGAATCAGGTCATCACATGCGACGCGCCGGACTGCGGCAAGGACATCAGCCAGGGCGACGGGCGCGGCTTTCATCTGATGGTGCAGGGCACGCGGGTGCCGATCCGGCCGGGCACCGAGGTGATCGACCACACGGATCATCCGACGCTGGGAAAGATCGACGTCACGCGCCACGACGCGCACGACGTCATCATGCAACACCACTTTTGCGACTTCGAGTGCCTGGGCGAATGGTGCGAGCGCCAGCGCGACGAGCGCTATGCCGCGCAGGAGACACACAAGGAAAAGCTGGTCGCCAATGCGCAGCTTCTTGCCGACGAGACCGCCGCCCTGCCGCCGCATCTGCGGCCCGGCTATGTCGCGGCCGCCGAACCGGAACAGAAGCAGTGATCGAGGCGCTATTCATCGTCCTTTGGGCTGCGGTGGTGATGGCGATTGCCTTCACCTTGAGTAGGCTCGGCATGGACCTGCTCGCGGCCGCTATCATCGGTTTTGTCGTTGGCACTGCGCTGTTCGCTTTTTTCGTTTTTCTGATGGTGCGACTGAGCGGCCGCCTGTCATAAAAAAGGCCCGGATCGCTCCGGGCCCAGTTCGTTGGGAAGATGCACGCCAGCCAGGGGACTGGGTGCGTCGAGACCGTACAGTGATTCCGTCAGGTCTTGACGGCCGCCAGCACCGTCCTAGCCGTTTCTGTCGGCCGCAGTCTGACCAGCACTGTTTCGGCTGTCGCGAGGTCTGCATCCTCGGCTTTTAAGGCCTGGACCTGTCGATCAATCTCAGCCCGGCGGTCTCGCACGCGATCAAGGTCTGTCATGTTTTCCTCCTCTGCCTGCATTGCCATATAGGCCAATTTGTCCTATATGCAAATCACCCATCCACCCGAGGAGATTACCATGTCACAGGAAACCAAGACTCCGCTGCCGTCCTTTGCCAAGCGCGCGGAGGTCAGCAGCCAGATCGCCAGCGCGGTCTACAAGGCCGAACCCAAAGAACTGCGCGTCGTGTTCAAGGGCTCGCCAGAAGCCGTCTATGCCTATCTCGATGTGCCGCCCGCGATTTGGGCTGAAATGCTGGTCGCGCCCAGCCTTGGCTCGTTCGTGATCCAGCGCCTCAAGCGCGCCGGTTATGCTTTCGAGAAGCGTGTCGGCCAGGAAGTGATCCAGGCCCAGACTGCCGACTTCGCGAACCTGCTGGACACGCTGGCAGCGAACCCACTGGAAGCCAAGGCGACAGCCTAATGGGCGCGCACGAGAAGTTTCTACCCGCGCTGTCAAACGACGAGCACGAAGCAATCGCGGCCGCGATGCAGATGGGCATAAGGCTCAATGTCGAGTTGGCCGGTGGTAATCCGGCTGACGGCCGTGTTGTCGCTCACAAGCTGCTGATGGCGGCTGTCGCTACGATGGCCACAGTGGAAGGCTGGAGAATCGACGCGCTGGATACCATTATCGCAGACCTGCGGCGCGACTTTCCGGCGATCTTGGCCCGCGCCAAAGCATCATATGACGAGCAGGAAATGGCCGAGGAAAAGGCGGCCAATATCTCCCAGGAAGCGGGAAGGGCCTGATGGCCAAGCCAGAACCCCAGGAGAAACGTACCAAGGCGTGCGCCGCGCCGCGCTGCCGGACCTGCGGCAAGAGCGAATTTCGCCATACCTGCAAAGGTCCGCTCGACATCACCGAGATCACGGCCAAGGCCGCCAGCGCCGGGACGAAAAAGAAAAGGGTCAAGGCGTGAGAACCGACAACCCTATCAGCACCAGCCGCATGTGCCCGATCTGGCGCGGCGCGAAAGTCGGTCAAACCGTTCATGTCCGGGGTTGGCCGACACACGCACCTGCCTCGCACGTCTGCATCGTCATCGGAATTGATATTCCGGCCAACGAGGTTTTGATGGCAACATACCAACGGCCATCGCGCGGCTGGGCCCGGCATGTCAGGCGCGCAAAGCAGCGGAGAGCCCATGGAACAGTCTAGACCTGTCAGCCAAGAAGAAACCGACCTTCACACCGAATGGTCTGACGCGCAGGAAAATGTCGCCGCCGCCTCGCGCCAGTTGACGCTTGCGAAAGGTCTTTACGACTCTGCCGTTGATCGCGTCAGGAAAGCGCAGCAGGCCATCGACGCATGGATGTTGAAGCAGAATGAAAATATCCCGGTCGACCGCAACGCCAAGGAACTGATCGGCGGCGGCGATCCCAATGACCCCGCGCACAAAGAGCGCAAACCAAACGGCCAGCAGCAGGATTACGTCGTGCTGTCGGCCGAGGAGCGCGCCAAGGGTTTCGTTCGGCCCGTCCGTCGCAGCTACATCCACGTCGGCAAGCCAGCGCCCCAATATCCGTTGCGGGTGCTGACGCCGGAGGAAAATGCCCAGTACATTCCATTCGGTTATGTCCAATATGAAAAATACCCTGATGCCTCGACGATCTGCGGAAAGTTTTGGACCCAGGAAGAACTCGACCGCGTAGGTAAAGGCTGCGGCCAGTTGACGAAAATGTCTCAGGCAATCGCTGAGACTTATGCCAGATGCCCTGACTATTACGGCGGCACGTTCTGCTGCGGCTGCGGCGCGCACTTCCCGGTCGGTGAACATGGCGAGTTCGTCTGGGCCGATACCAAAGACGAGCGGGTCGGCACATGAGCAACAGCGGCGACCCGTATCTCAACCAGACCCAGCGCGCGGCCATTCACAAGATCGGCGACGTCACTGTCAGAGGCAATGCCGCGACCATCGAGCACATATCGCCCAACGTAAACCTGCGCGCCCTGGCCGGGCGTGGTCTTGTGCAGGTCACGATTACCCTGACCGAGCGCGGCAGGCGTGTCGCTGCCCAGGAGGCCGTTGCCCGCAAGACAAAAAAGCCTGTAATGCGCGTCGGCGGCGGGTTGTGAAATACGCCGACATCAAGCGCCGTATGGACGAGGCCATGGACCGGTTCCTGGCCAGCATCGGCTATGACGGTGACATCATCTGGCCGGTGGCGAAGGGCAACCATGTCGTGCTGATGGCGTTCGTCGAGCGCCGCATCCGCTGGGCCCAGGTTGGAGACCGCGTCCATGTCATGACCGGCGGCTATGTCGAGAAAACAGCCACTATCGGCTGGGTTCATTGGGAGTGGCACCCGGACGAGCCGGATGACTTGCGCGATCCGGCATCACGACCGTTGACCGGACGGTGGCTATCAGGTTCTCCCGCAAAACCTCAAGGGCAGTCCGACGAGGTCCAGGCGGGAAAACCAGCAGCATCGTCGTCAGTATCCGATACACCCCAGCCATAAGCTGGACGAAGGCCTGATCCTCGGGCGATAACTCGTCCACTGGGAATCGGTCTGGCATGGGGGAGACGGTAGCGGTGGGCGCGCTTTCATTCGATCAAGCCTTGGCTGCTGCGGCTGCCATCCACAAGTTTGACCCGGACGAGGCCCGAGATCAGGACGGCAAATGGACCGGCGGCGGCGCGGCGTTCGCCAGCCCCAGCATCCATGACAAGGATTTCGGCGGCGCTGCCCACGACCTCGCTGGGCCGCGTCAGAAGCTTTTCGAGGCCATGTCTCGGGACATCGACAGCCGCCTGGGGATCACCGGCAGCAGCGCGGGCGTGATCGGCGCATGGTCGGACGGCGCGGAAAACTCGACCGTCACCGAAAGCCAGAACGCCACGCCGGAGGCCATGCGGCTTGCCACGGTGATGAAAGGCCACCTCGCCGCCCAGAAGGCGGTCTTGGTCTTTACCAAGGCCCAGGACGGCCCGCAGGCCATGTATGACCTGACGGTGCCGGGCGGCCCGGCCGATACCCACGCGGCCCTCTTGAAAGCTGGCATCGGGTTCCACACCTTGATTCCAAGCTCCACCGGCACCCGCGTGCTGGTGGTGGACACTGACGGCTCGCTCGGGCACGCTGTCGGTGATTTCGCCGTCGCCCACAACACCGTGGCCACAAGGACCGCCGGACATGCCGAGTTCATCGGAGACGACCAAGGCACAGGCAGCGACGCCGAGCAGCGCCAGCGCGGCCGGGAAGCCTACGAGCGCGTCATCGCCGCTGACGCATCCCGGTATCAGGGAAGCAGCGCCGGAGACCTATGGCGGGGGATTCGGGATCGGTAGGGTTCCCGGCTTGAAGCGCAGAAGCGGTTCCTAAAATACAACGAAAACCACGACGATCTCGGCCGCTTTTCCAGCATCGAGGGTGGATCGCGTGACGAGAAGCGAGAGCGCCTCAAGGCCGAGGTGGATGCCATTCGTACCCTGGGCCAAAAGGGGACGTTGACTGGCGCAGATGCCTTAGCATTTCAGGAACATGTGCGGCAGGCTGGGTCGCTGCGCTTCGATCTTTCAAAGCCGACCACACCGGAAAAGATCGCCACAGCCGCAGAAACAATGAGCACGCTGTCACCAGCCGTTGTCGTCGCCGCGCACACCGATCTGTTGCGCACCAAGCCGATCTATATGGCGATCAGCGATGCGGCCTATGGCACCGCCAAAAACAGCAACACTGCCATCGACGACATCATGGATGGCAAGAGCAAGCTGGTGACACCAAATCAGTTTTACGACAATTTCGCGGCCACCCGCACCGTGCTACGCGCCCAGTATGGCGACAAGATTCCGTTGTTCCGCGCCGTGGGGTTGCAGCGCACCAAGGCCACCCAGAACTGGGCGACCACCAGGGAGTTCGCTGCCCAGTTCGGCGACAACATAGTGCAGCGGGATATTCCTGTTTCCCAAGTTGTGGCTGTCAACGTCACCAAAAACGGGAAATATCACGAGGTCATTGTCGGGCGCGGCGTGCCCGCTGGGAAGGCGATCTCGTTCGGCGATGCGTTGCGGGCCGCCTCAACCATCACCAAGCTGGCTGCACCTGACAGCCTGTACGTCCACCGGCCGCTGGCCAACGCCGACCGGCTGCACGCCTGGGCGAAAGCGGCTGGCATCCCCAACCTCGTCCCTCCCCACGAAATGCATGTCACCCAGGTCTACAGCCGCAAGCCGGTCGATCTGGAGCCGCGCAGCGACACCGTGATGGCGGTGGGCGATCACCGGCATCTGTCAGCCCTTGGCGACAAGGGTGCCGTGGTGCTTCATTTCCAAAGCCCTGCGCTCCAGGCGCGGCACGCCGAGGCAATGGCGGCTGGCGCGACGCACGACTGGCCCAAATATCTCACCCACATCACCCTGTCCTATGACACCCAGGGCAAGGACGTGCGCGCCATCGAGCCGCCAAGCTTCCCGCTGGTGTTCGGGCCGGAAGTCCATGCCGGGATCAACGAGAACTGGGCCCAGGAAAAAGGCCTGCGCAAGATGATCGCCAAGGCCTTCGCGAAATACGATCCCGATCAGCCGCGCGACGATGACGGCCGCTGGAGCGGTGGTGACAGCCCAGGCACCAAGGCGGTGGGCCCGCACGATGCGCGGGATGTCAAGGCTGGCTGGATCAAGGCCAGCCCGCTCAAAACCATCGAGCAGGTCTATGCTGGCGCGGAAGCCAACAAGGCGACGCTCGACAATGTTGGGGATAAAATCGCGGCCGCGACGGGCGCGCAGTGGCGTAGCCCCGGCGTCAAGAAGCTGCCGCGCGTGCTGGAGAAGGATTTCCACGCTGCCCTGGCCAAGATGGCGGCCGGGCGCGAACCGGCTGGCGTGACCGACATCGTGCGCGGCACCTTCGCGGTCGACACCCCGGAGCAGGCCGACAAGGTCGCCAAGATGCTGGCCGAGCATTTCCCCGCCACCGACGAGGGCTACAAGACGACGGACGTTGGGTATTTTGACCGGGCGGTGAACGTCCAGTTCAAGAATGGCCAGATCGGGGAAGTGCTGCTCGCGCCGCCAGAGCTTATCAACGCCAAGAGTGAATCAGGCGGCGGTGGCCATACGCTTTACAAGCAGTGGCGGTCTTTGCCGGATAGCGATCCTGGCAAGGACGCGCTCGCCCAGGCGCAGATCAAGCTGTACGGCGCAGCGCGCGACAGCCTGCCAGATCAGTGGAAAAGGGTTGTCCACCCGCTCGCGCCGGAGCGCGCCGCGTAGTCATTGAACTCGGACGCCGTCAGCAGCCGCGCCTTGGAGCGCGCATCCGCCATGTGCAGCGGCACCCAGCGCCCTGCCGTGGTTTGTCCCTGCACCCACTCGAAAGCCTTGTCGTTGTCAAAAACGACCGGGCTTTCATCCAAATAGGCGTAGTTAATTTTGCCAGCCATGCTGACCTCCTCGAAACTGATATGGGGACGATATGTCCGGGTTTAAGTGGCGGTCGCTGCGGCTGCGCGACGCGGCGCTTTCTTGGGCGCGGGCTCGCCGTCCGGGTTGCAGATTTTCTTGACGGCGTCGACCGTCAGCCCGGTATGCAGCATCACCTTGAGCAGCATTTCCTCGGCCTGGGGCAGATCGGTGTGGCAGCCGACGATGCGGCGTGACTTTCGGGTCGAGAAGCCGAAAAAGATCGACGCCTTGGCCTGGGACAGGCCCAGCCGCGCCAGCGCGTCGACGTAAAACTTCGCCCGTTCTTTCCGCGATGCCATGCTGCGACTCCCAATGGATTGCCGCATATAGCACAGGGGACGCTTTGGCCGCTAGGCCTTGTGGTCCGGTGGACATGCTGGCCTCCCGTGATCCGGCGGCCTACCAAGCCGCTTCATCACCGCCTCGTAACTTGACCGGTCGGAATACCAATATTCCTCGTCCCGGCTGATGTATTGCAGCAAGTCGACATAGGCTGCTTTGGTGCGCCACGTCGCGCCGCATCGCAGGCATGTGATCCCAGAATATTCGCTCGACTGGTAGCCGCCGTGGAAGGTGCTGTTGTTGTGCCTGTACTGGCGTATCCGCCACGCGCGCGCCGGTCTGTTCGCCCCGGGGTTATCCAGCAGCGGCTCGTCCTTTTCCGGGCACTGGCATGCGATCCCGCCGCTCAAAACCAAACCCTCCGATCAAACAGAACGGCCGTTCCCAGGATGTCTGGCAGCATTTCGGGATCGCTTGGCGTGCGCACCGGAGTGCGGCCCAGCATCGTCGCGCGCCGGTAAATCGTGGTGGCGTATTCATTGCGGGGCAGGCGCTTCTCGCGGAAATCCTCGTCCACGATCATGTCGGTGGGCTGGTAATTGACGCCACCCTCGAAGTCGGCCAGCACGCGCACGCGCTCCAGGCTGACACCGAACGCCATCGCCTTAGGGTTGAGGTTGTCGAAAAGGATCGGCGTCACCAGCCGCACGATGGCCTTGAAGTCCGGCTCCGGCGGCAGATCGAGCCCGGTGATGGTGGGCTGGCCCAGGGGCGGGATAATCAGCATGCGGGTTTTCATGTCGAAAATCCCTCGTAATCGCATTTCGGATTCGTGCAGACCTCGGAATAGGTGCCGCGCGCGCCCGGCTCGCCGAACAGCTTGCTGCCGCATTTGGGGCAGCCTTCTGGCGCGGTTTCGGTTGGGACGGCCGCCTCGATGCACGTCGGCACCGGGCCGAACCACTGGAAATCAGATAGCTGGCGATGTATTCGGCCGTCTATAACCATCAGCGTGTCGCCACGCGGACTTCCGTACATGACGACGCCGACAAATACTGGAACAATCGCCGCAATGTTAGGCCATCGAGCATAGTGCCAGCCCTGCTCGGTCGGCGCGGCCTGCTGCGGCCGCCGCAATTCCATCTTGGTCATTACGATGTTCCTTCTGCTCTGCCGATAACGTCGACGGCGCGCTCGCGAAGTTGCTGCAAGAGCGTCTCGGATGGAAGTGACTGCTCTGTCGCTTCCTTCACGAACTTGGCGAAGTGGAGAAGATCGGTTGAATTGAGCAACAGCGCCTCTGCCTGTTTCACCTCGGTCATGCCGTAAATGACCATATGGGCGGTGATGTCGGCAACGCGGCTTTGGCCGCCAGCGGTGCCATAGACCTTGATCGCCTTGACCTTGGGATAGCTCATGCTGCGACTCCCAGGTTGATGGCGTCGACGATGGCGCGGACCTTCACGGTCAAATCGGCATCGCTGATCTCAGGCTGGGCGACGATAGCAGCGACGCCCGCCTTGAACACCTTGCTGATGTCCATGATGTTGATCTGCACGCCGCTGCATCCGGCGTAATAGGCGCGCTCGACGCGCTTCTCCATGGCCTTTTGGCTGGGCTGTCTCACAGCGACACCTCGTCCAGTTCGTGCGAGCCACAGACCTCGATGGTCTCATAGGCGCGCGCCCAGCTTTCAAAGCTGGAGAGCATCTGGCGGTAAAGGGACATTGCGATCTCCTCGATAGGCGGGCCAGGAAGGCCCTTTGCCACTCAAATATAGGCCATCTTGTCCGGGTTACAAGAGGATAAAAACCCAGCGTTTCCGCCAAATCTTTCCCTAAAAAAGAATGAACGCCGGGCCTTGTAGGCCAAAATGGCCGCCCTATATCAGATGGGTCGAGGGCCCCATGGCCCGCCAAAGATGGAGAGACCAAATGCCCACCCCCGTATGAAAAAGCCCCGGCCGCGATGGTCGAGGCCGCATCGCGTATTTCCACCCCGCACAGCTACATGGAGTTTGAGGCCGAGCAGATGGCCGAGCATGAGGTCGAGGACGCGATCTGGGAAGATTATGCCCAGGCCGACGACTTCGCCCATGCCGCTTACACGGGGGGCCAGTAACATGGCCATCCTGAGCGTCCGGGCTCACAAGATCGCCTGCAAGGTTCTGGACGAGGCGCATAACGTCTGGCTGGGCGTCGCCCCACTGGTGCTGGACAAGAGCGTCATGGTCGCCCTGCTGGCCGCCGCTGTGATCGGCACCATCTTTATCGGGATCATCACTTTCCAACTGTTCGTAAAGGGCGGCCTCGCGCCGCTCGGCCCGGAGGTGCCCGGCCCGGCGCTGTGATCGGGCTCGTCACCCAAACCCCACGGGACCGGGGAATTGGTCCCTCCCTTTTCTGGAGAGCACCATGTCAGAACCACGCGCCCGCGCATCGGGCTTCCACCACCACGTTTGTCCCGGCTGCTGGCATATCTGGTCGCACGACGGCAGCACGCTGAAAACCGAGGCCGACGTCGAGGCCGCCCACAAATGCCCAGACTGCGGCAGGCCATATGCCGACGGCTACGCCCGCACCGAGTCCGAGTGCCGCAAGCTGGCCGAGACCAAGGACGCTGCTGCGCTGGACCCGTTCACGTCGCTGCTGCGGGCGCTGACCGCCGCACTTGAAGCATAGGACGTTCTGTCCTATATCAAACCCGAGGGCCCGATCTGGCCCGCCCACTGAGGAGAAACAAAATGCTTGATTTCCATGTCACTGGCGGCGGTACGGTTTACCTGCTGCATCCCAAGACCGAGGCCGCCAAGGCCTGGGTCGCCGAGAACATTCCTGACGACGCGCATGGCCTCGGCAACAGCATCGCCGTCGAACACCGCTACATCGGCGACATCGTCGCTGGTATCGCGGCCGATGGACTGGAGGTGGCCCGTGTCCACTAACCAGATCACCATCACGCGCCAAGGCGTGCCGATCCGCGTCGCCTCGTGGTTCAAAACCCTCACGCCGGAAGGCAAGCGCATGATCGGCACCAATAACATCATGGCGAAGCCTAGCCGCCACGCCCGGCAAGGCGATGGGCTGACAGACGTGGAATATGTCTACAGCTACGCCGACGGCTCGCCCGCGCATGCCGATCAAGAGGTGCGCGCCGCCATCCGCCAGCGGGAGGCAGAACGCGCCAGGGCCATCGCCGCCTATGAGGCTGGCCACCTGAAACAGAAGCCAGAACCTGAAAGGATCGCAGCATGATCGACTGGAAACCCATCGCCACATGGCCGCCGTCACGCCACGCTGGCCTGATGTTCATCTTCTGGCAGCCTGCGATTCACAGCGGCCGGATCACACTGCCTGCGCGCGTCACCGACAGGCCTGACACCGGCCCGCGCTCGGCGACGCACTGGGCCCAGGTCAACGCGCCATGACCGACCAGTTCAAACTGCGAAAGCCCTGCAAGAACTGCCCGTTCCAGCCAACGCCGGACGCGATCACCTTCTCGTGCAAAGAGCGCGCCGAGGAGATCGCGAAGTCGGCCTATCGCAACGGCTTCCCCTGCCACCTGTCCGCCACCAATGACGAGGACGACAACGGCGAAAGCGGCGGCTATGTGTTCGGTCCCAAGACCCAACATTGTGCTGGCGCGGTGATGATGTTCATCAAAGACAGCGGCGGTGATCCTTGGCCCGGCATCGGCAACGATGACGATCTGGCGACGCGCCTGGAAAAGCAGATGGACTGGACCGCGCCGCATTTCGAGAGCGAGGAAGATTTCATTGCGGCAAGTCCCAAGCCGCGCCCGGTGACAAAGCGGACAAAGCGTCCTATATCTCGTTCAACCAACCAAGGAAAGAGACCATGAAGAAACTTGCAATCGCCTCTCTCGCTGTCGTGCATCTCGCATCTGCGCCCGCCATCGCTGGCCCGTACCTGGGCGTCGACGGCGTGTTCCAGTCCGTCAATCTCGATGCGCCGACGCTGGCGCGGGTGCCGAACGATCTCACCGGTCTTGGCGTCAGCGCGGGCTATCGTCTGGGCGCGGTCTCGCTCGGTGGCGAATACTCCAGCGCCAGCGCCAACAAGAGCGGCAGCAGCCTGTCGTCTACGCGCTACGGCGTCGATCTCGCCTATCACGTCAACCTGATCGAAGGTCTGGACACCTATGCCCAGGTCGACGGCGGCCGGTCGGCGTACAGCGCGGTGGGCATCAACAACTTCCCCCAGCCCGCCAGCCTGCTGTTCCATGGCTCTGAAACCGACTGGGGTGCTGGCGGCGGCGTCTCGATCCCGGTCTGGCATGCCGTGGCGATACGCGCGCATGGCGGCTACAGGTCAACGAATTTCGCTGACCACGCCTCCGGTGGCTTTGTGTTCGGCATCGGGCTGGAACTGGCGCACTGATGGTCGGCGATCCCACCAAGGGCGCACCGTTCTCGACTGCGGCGCATGTCGCCGGGGTTGGAGCAAAGCGCCTTGGTGAGACCGACGCCGAGTTCATCAAACGCCAGGAACGCGAATGGCCTATGGCGCACAGCACCGCAGAGGGCGCATCAGGTCTGCGGCCGCTCAGTCCGCACGAAATCCACGCCATGCCGTCGCCGAGCAGCGTGCTCACCTCGATTGCCGGAGATAGCGCTTTCGGCCCAGGCGTGCCTCTCGATCCTGACATGAAGGTCGGAGACATACCGCGCGGCAAGGATGGGAAAATCCATCTGCGGGTTGGGAGTGCAAAAAAATCATTCCCGCCCGGCCTGGAGCGCGCCGCCGCCGAGAACATGGAACAGATTCTTGGGGCGATACCAGACGAAAATCGCCGCGCTATCGTCAACGAAATGATGCATGGCGCTTTCACCGTGGCCAGCGCGAAAGGATATATCGAGGGATTTGATGCCGCCCTCGCAAAGCTGGAAGACATTGACAGCCGCTTGAAGGTTCTTGGCGGCATGAGGCCAGACCAGCAGCGCCGTCTCGCTGATGCTTACCAGAAAACTGGCCATTTCCCTCACAATATGGTCGCCATGGCACAAGAGCGCCTGAACGAGATCGAAAGCATAGAGCGGGAGCGCCGCGAATTGCGTTGCGAGATTATCGCGCTCAATGCCACTGAGATAAATGACAAGGCGATGGAGGAACTGCTGCCGGTCGGCGAGCATCCTGTCCTTCAACGCCTTACCGAAACAAAATTCCACGGTATGATGGATGCCGACGCTGCTGGCGCTATCCTGGCTCCTGGCGCGTCCCAGATACCGCACGCAATCGCGATGCTGTCGCCGGAAGGTGCGCCGCATATTTTCGTCGTCCAGCATGACTGGGCAGCAGCTTTCAAGCACGCGCAGGACTTCGAGGGCGGCGAGTGGAAACTGCCATATAACGACGTGGCCTTTGAATTTCGGATTTCCGGCAAACGCACCATCGTGCTTTGCGGGTCCGAGAATGGTCACTTCTCGTCGATCTATATGCTGACCGAGAGCAGCTACGGCTGGATAGTGTCAGGCGTTTACGAGATCATGCCGAATGGTGATCCCAAGGTTGTTGTGGCCAAGGCGGCCGAGGTCATCAGCCGGGCTTTCTTTGGTGCGATGGAGCCGTTGGCGCGGTTATGCCTCGCCCAGATCAGGGCTGTGTCAATCTCCCTGGAAGCGGATGTCGCCGAGACCGAGGTGGTGCGCGCGCCACACAAATTGAACCGTCAGCGTGAGAAAAAGGGTCGTGTCCCGATCTTCGACTATCACATCGTCAATCTAACCGCCCGCAAGCGGTACGCGCCGCGTGCGCCGCAGCCGGGCGACATCGACGAGGAGCGCCACCACAAGCGCATGCACTGGGTTCGCGGCCACTGGCGGCATTACACCAACAGCAAGACGTGGATAAAATGGCATCTGCGCGGCGATCCAGACCTGGGCTTCATCGACAAGGAATACCGGCTATGAGCCACCGCGATCCGACAATGGGCTATTGGTATCTGCACACGAACGGCGAGCGCATCTATAAGCCTGCTATTGTGGTCGAAAGTGGCGGCGGCGCTCGCGACTATTTCGACAGCCCGTTCGTGGTGAAATACTGGATGGGAACCCGGGACGACAATCGCACGCCGGAAGAACAACGCGCCAATGGGATGATCGAATGATCGACAGGGTTACAATTCCGCCGACGATGACGGGACCGCACGGCCGGTTCTGGGAGATCGACCAGCAGGAGATCACCAGCCGCATCAAGGCTGCTGGAAACTGGCAGCCGGATTACGAGGCGACGCTGGGCGCATGGATCATCGAAGCGCCCTATGCCCATCCGGTCTGGCACAGCTATTTCATGACCCTCGTTCATCTGCGCACGATCCCTGGCGTTCGTCCTCCCAACATCGGCCGCCTCAAGGAAGCGACGCACGAGATCATGCTGTTCGCGCTTGACCCCAACAAACCGCGCGAGCCCGCGATCAAGGGGCACGAACTGCCAGCCAGCATGTCACCACACAACTTTGTCGGCCAGTTCATCGCCTCAACCGACGGCATGGCGCTGGACCGGATGCGGACAACTGCCGAGAAGATCATTGACGGCAGGCTCAACCCAGATACCGATTACATCCGGTGGTGGGCAGCCGAGTTCGGCGATCACATGCTCAAGCCCGGCTGGGATCGAGGCGACAGCTTGCACCTCAGTAACGGCGAAACCATCATCATCCCGCCCGCCAAGCTGCCGAGCGAAATGAACTGACCGTGCGGAATATGTCGTTCATGATGACGATGGAGCAGGTCAGGGCGTCGCTCGCTTGCGTGACGAATTGGCGATTGTCGAGACCTGCTGCCATTCCGGTCCCAACGGCATACCTCAGAAAGGATGTCACTCGCCGCGATGGCTGGGAATTTCTGGAAGTCGGCGACAAACTGTCCGCCTGCGAGAAGTGCCAGGGCCTCGGCAAGGGCGGCAAGATCGTCAAAATCTGCACCATCATCGTGCTGGACGTGCGCCGCGAGCCGCTGCGCCGCATGATCGACGAGCCGGAATATGGGCGCACCGAAGTGATCCGCGAGGGTTTTCCGCTGATGACTCCAGCCGAGTTCGTGGCGTTTTTCTGCCGTGGCCACAAAGGCATCACGCCAGACAGCATCGTCACCCGGATCGAGTTCTCCTACGCCTGATCCTTGAGTCGCGACCCGCCTTTGCCGTACAAGGGCAAAAGCTGGGGAGTCGCGCATGACCGCATATTCGGACGCCATTGCCGCCGCCAAGGCCAGACTGGCCGGTGCTGACGCGGTTGCGGCCGACACGCTGGCGGTCGATTTCGGTGCAGCAGACGAGCATACCACGGGCGGCGGTGACGCCACGGCCCATCAGGATTTTAGCCGGATCGTCGCCGATGCTACGCGCGGCGTGGATGGCGAGGGCGACAAAGCCGGTGCGCCTGACGGGCAGCAGGAAACCAAGGTCAAGGTTGGGGGTGACGTCGTGACAAAGGACTATCGGCATTTTGCCAAGGTCGAGAAGATCGAGCATGGCGTTGTTTTCGGCTGGGCCATCATCTGCAAGCAGGATGGGGTCGAATACTACGATTTGAACCGAGACCCCGCGACCGGTGCGCCGAAGCCGGACCATATCCCAGAAAACTCGATGCTGGACGCCGCCTGCGATTTCGCCAAGGCAGCGCGCCCAGGAAACGAAATGCACGCTGGGCCAGAGATCGGCCAGTATCTTTTCCTTTTCCCGATGACGACCGACATCGCCAAGGCGCTCGGCATCGTCACCAAGAACACCGGCCTGCTGGTCGGCTATAAGCCGCCGCCGGAGGTTCTGGCCAAGTTCGCTTCTGGCGAATACACCGGTTTCTCGATTGAAGGCGAGCGCATCATCGACAAGGAGTTTGACGATGGCGAAGCGTAATATCATGGACAAATTCAGCCTTTCAGCCATCGCGGCCGTCGACCGGCCGTGCCAGGAAGGCGCGAAGGCGGTCATCATGAAGCGCGCCGTTGATGCGCCGGTCCTGTATCTGGCCAAGGCTGCTGGCGCGGCCGATCTGCCGCCCGCCGTCGAAGCCTATCTCAAGCGCGAGTTCACCCAGGATCAGCGCGATGCCGACGCAAAGTCTGGCGCGGCGATGCCGGATGGCAGCTTTCCGATCAAGAACCGCGACGATCTGGAAAACGCGATTCGCGCACACGGTCGCGCAAAAGACCCGGCAAAGGCCAAATCTCACATCATCGCGCGGGCTCGCGCACTTGATGCTTCCTCGCTGCTGCCAGCCGACTGGAAGGCCGGAAAAAGCATCGGCGGCGACCTCGTCATGGAGATCGCCCGCGTCGCGCCGCGCACGTTGCCGGAATTGCTGGATAACGTCGTAAAAGCCGAGCAAATCGGCGACGACATTGCCAAGATTTCTGACGCGAAACTGCGCAAGGACACTCTGGCCAAAATGGCGACCGCCAATGTTGCGCTTGTGGCGTCATCGTGGGCAGTGCTGGACAGCGCGTCCGGGGAGGACGCGGCGTCACTCTTGCAGAAAAATTTCGCCGAGTACAAAGATCACATCGCAGGGCTCGCGCCACGCGCGGAACAAGGGGACGAAATCATGCTGAAAGCCATCGCCAAGTCGCTGGGTCTGCCCGAGACGGCCACCGAGGCCGAAATCCAGAAGGCGCTGGATGCGCAGGCTGTGCTGTTGAAGCGCGCCGATGCCGTTCTGAAAATGTCCGGCAAGCATGCTGCGTTCATGAACAACGACAAGGCCAAGATGCCGGAAGGCGGCAAGGAAGGCTTCATGGACATGTCCGCCGACGAGCGCGACAAGCACATGGAGAAGAACCCCATCCAGAAGGCCGCGAAGTCCGAGGATGACGAGGACGAAGATGAGGACGACAGCGACGGCGCGCAGAAAAACTGCATCAAGGTCGACGGGACCAAGGTGCTGCGCAAGGCTGTCGGCGACGTGACCTTCGCCGTCATCAAGTCCCAGCAGGCCGCCATCGAGAAGGCCGAGACGGCCACTGCAATCGGCGTGATCGAGAAGCGCGTTGCGCCGCTCAAGTTCGTGATCGGCAAGTCGGAAGAAACCGCCGGTATCCTGCACCGTGTGGCCGTGGGCAAGTCGACCAAGGCCGATGCCGATGCCATCGAGAAGGTCCTGGTCAGCGCCAACGCGCTGATGGCCAAGTCCGACGTCATCACCAAGGAACTGGGCGGCAATGGTGGCGGTTACAGCTTCTCCAAGGCCATCGACGGCATCAATGCCGCAGCCGATGTGCTGATGAAGGCCGATCCGAAGCTGACCGCCGCCAAGGCCCGCACTCTGGCTCGCACCCAGAACCCGGAACTGGCCAAGCAGGAAGAACGTGAATCTGCCGAGGCTCGCAGGGCCGCCTAATCAGCGGTTGAGGATTTTCTGCCGGGTATCAAACCGGCGTCATTTTGGGGGTAGCCGTCATGGCATGGGAAAAGCAGCTTTTTGACATTCCGGGTCTGACCACCGATGTCGACCTGTCGGGCACGACCGGCACGACCAACGGTTACCAGTCGACGGGCCAGTTCCTGTTCGCCAAGCTCACCGGAGCCGTGACCATCGAGCCGTGCGCGGCTCTGACCGATTTTCCCATCGGCGTCATCCAGACCAACCCGAAGTGGGCCACCGGTTACACCAACGTCGGCGTCGAAGTGCGCCATCTTGGCGTTTCCAAGGTGATGGCGTCTGGCTCGATGTCCATCGGCAACATCGTCGGACCTGACGCCAATGCCCGCGCTGTGGCGCGCGCCGTGGCCAGCAGCGGCGGCGACGCCACGCACTGGGTCTCGGGTGTTATCATCGACGAGGCTCCGGCTGGCGTGACCGAGGTCACCGTCGTGCTTCTGTTCTCGCCGTTCTATCTCCAGGCCTAATCAGCCTGATCTGTTTACGGGGCTGGGGGCCCCTTTTTGAAAGTGAAAGGGAAGTAACGCCATGGCACAGCCCACCAGTTCCGACGTCCACGCCGATGCGGCGCTGACCGATTTCTCGTTGGCCTATATTCAGGACAACCAGAACTTCATCGGCGGCAACGCCATCCCGACCTTCCCGGTTGAGCACAAGTCCGATCTCTACTTTGTGTTCAACAAGGACGACTGGATGCGCGACGACGCGGTGAAGGTCCGCGCGGAAAACGAGGAAGCCCCCCAGTCCGGTTTCACGCTGTCCAAGCAGAACTACAACGCCACCCCCTGGTGGACCGCCGTGCCGCTGTCGCAGATGACCCAGGCCAACACCGATCCTGGCCTGCCGCTGGACAAGGCCGCCGCGCAGCTTGTCACCCAGCGCATGATGATCCGCCGCGAGCGCCTGTTCGCGACCAACTTCATGCTGTCGACCTCAGGCTGGGCGACTACCAAGAATGGCACCGCCGGTGGTGGCACCGACTTCACCTCCTGGGACGACTATGCGTCGGACCCGGAAAAGAACATGGACGACGCCAAGAACCTGATGGTGAAAACCACCGGCTTTGAGGGCAACGTGTTCACCGTGGGCTATTCGGTGCATCAGGCGCTCAAGCGCCACCCGATCATCAAGGACCGCATCAAGTACACTTCCGCGGAATCCATCACCGCCGCGATCATCGCCAAGTTCTTCGAGCTTGATGAATATCACGTCTCCAAGGCGTCCTATTCGTCCACCAACGAAGGTGCGGCCTCCAAGACGCAGAACTTTGCGGTGCCGAGCAACGCGCTGCTGACCTACAAGGAAGGTGCGCCGACGCTGATGTCGCCGACTGCCGCCACGATCTTCTGCTGGTCGAAGCTGACCGGCATGAACGACGCGGGCGTCCGCATCGACCAGTATTACGACGAGAAGAAAAAGCAGGACGTGATCCGAGGCGAATTTGCCTTCGCCATGGTGATCTCCGGCTCCGATCTCGGCTATCTGTTCAAGGACGCCACCCACTAACTGGGCGGTGTCGCCAACGGGGACCGGCTAGGTTTCCAGCGAAGGTGACTTATGGCTGGCAGGATGAAAATCGCGGGGCCGTTTCTCGGCAAGGACCGGAAGCCCGGCGACATCATCAGCGACGAAGAATTGTCGTTGGTGACGCAGCAGACCAAGGAAGCCCTGGTTTCGCAGGGCATCATGGAGATCGAGGGCTTTGCCTCCGGTGCTGCCACCACCATGGACGCCGCCACCAAGGAACTGATCGGGCAAATGCTCGCCGGTTTCGACCGCTTCCGCGAGACCATGACCGCCGAGGTCTCCTCGCTTCACAAGAAGATCGACGCTCTGGGCGGCAAGACCGCAAAGCGCTCGAAGTAAGGGGCACCGCCGATGACCGTTCTCCCGATCAAGCAGCCGCAGCCCAATGTCCTGACGCAGACCTCTGCTGCGGTCGGTCGCTGCTTCCTGCTCAATCCTGGCGGCGGCGCAGGCACCGAAGGCGATGTGTGGATCACCACCGGACTTGGCGCTCCGACCAATGGTGTTGCTGGAACCGGCGATGGCGCGGGCTGGATCACGCCGGGCTCGCTCTACATCGACGCGACCAACAGCAATCTCTACATCATGACCGGCACCACGACGTCGGTGGTGTGGACTATCTTTGAAGCCGCTGGCACGAACCCCACGTTCGGCAATGTCACCCTCACCGGGCTGCTCAATGAGTCGTATCTCGACTCTCTGACCGCGCATGCTGGCGGTGGGCAGGCCTCGGCGTTGGCCCTGACCAAGGAACTGAATCGCGTTTCGACTGTCGCCACCGCTGGCGATAGCGTGAAACTGCCCGCCTCGGCTCCCGGCCTTACGATCCTTGTGATGAACCATGGCGCGAACGCCATGCAGGTTTTCGGCGCTGGCACCGACACCATCGACGACGTCGCCACCGCAACCGGCGTGTCCCAGATGGTCAATTCGGTGGTGCTCTATACCTGCTACACGGCGGGCGCGTGGTACAGCGAGGGTCTGGCGACCGGTTTCTATGGCGCGCTCCAGACTCTTTCCTTCACGCCAACCATCACCGCGCATGCCGGTGGCGGTCAGGCCTCGGCGGTGGCGCTCACCAGCCTCATCAACCGCGTCTCTACTGTCGCTACCCAGGGCGACAGCGTCGCGCTCCCTGCTGCACAGCCGGGCATGAACATCATGGTGCTCAATCGCGGTGCCAACCCGATGCAGGTTTTCGGCAACAATGCCGCCGGTGACACCATCAACGGCATCACCGCCGCGACCGGAATTTCGCAGGGCATCAACACCACTGCGGTCTATGTCTGCAATGTCGCGGGCAACTGGGAAGTACCGATTACTTCGCTCCAGAGCACAACGCCGCAGGCGGTTTCGGCCAGCGGTGCGATTCCGCCGCACGTCGGCCACACTTACGTCATCACCAAGGCTGGCGTCGCCGCTATGACCCTGGCGGCCCCGACGGCTGGCACTGACGACGGAATCGAGATCGAGTTGACGTCGAGCACGGCGTTTGCCCACACCCTCACCGCGACCGGCCTGTTCCAGTGCGGCACTGCGGCCGTCAACTTGGCAACCTTCGCGGCCAATGCTGGCGCGGGCCTCACCCTGATGGCCTACAACGGCAAGTGGATCGTGCTCGCCTCGGTCGGCATCACCTTCTCGTAAGAGGGGCTTAAGTGGTCAACAACCCGTCCGCCCTTTCCCGCGACTGCGTTTATGAGACCAGCGACGGCGATGCCGCGCGCATCCTAGCATCGACAGGGAATGGCACGGCCGCCAGTCCCATCATACCGAAAACGTCACCGACCAGTAGCAACGCGAACGGGAACACCGTCACAGTGACGGCTGTTCCTGTTGTTACAGCAAGCGCCGCCTACACCGTTGGCAATGAAGTGGGACAGGTTCTCACTTTCTCCAACATCTTTGGCTCGCTTGGGTCTGGCATCGTGCAAAGCGCTGTGCTGCGCATGAAGTCGGTGCAGACATCAGAATTTGATCTGTATCTGTTCAATGCCAACCCGAGCCATTCGTCATTTGCGGACAAGACCGCACCAGCCATAAATTCTGCTGACATCCCGGCATTGATCGGAAAGCTGTCGTTCACATCAGCAGTGAGCGCTCTTGGCACTCACACCATTTACAATCTCGACGGATTGGGCAAAGCGATTGCCCTTGGCGCTGGCAACACGACGCTCTATGGCATTCTCGTGACCACCGGGACGCCGACTTTCACCGCCACTTCTGACATCCTTGGCGTTGACCTGATCCCATTGCAGGATTAACCGCCATGGCACTTTATGGCGCGCGGCGAGCACTTTTAAGCGGTGCTCCGTCTTGGATACCGAGCCAATTCTGGACCTCGTCCCTCTACATCGACTACACGCTCGGTCTCGCCGCAGTCGCGCAGGGCGGCAATTTGCAGCCGGTCAACATAAACTCGATCCACAGCGTCACGCGCGCGCAGACCGTCCCCAGCTACGTCCAGAATGCCAGTGGGCTCCTCGTCCCGTGCAGCGCGAACACGCTGCGCCTCGGCTCCGGTCTTGGCGTTGACGTAGAGCAGGCGAGTACGAATTTGATTATTCAAAGTTCGGCGCTTGGAAATGCAGCATGGACTGCCTCTGCCGCTACAGTCACGCCAAACGCGGCGGTTTCCCCAGACCTGACAACAGATGCCGCATCTGTTGTTGCGAACAACACCACCACGTTTCACTCCGTGAATGCGACAAGCATTCCACTTACTGCTTCCCAGACCTACACGATTAGCGCTTATTTCAAACAGTCTGGACAGCGCTATGTCGTTATAGTTGTGAACACGGTAGGTCAGATTGTTTTTGATCTGCAAAACGCCGTTGTCACACAAACAAGCGTGCTTACAAATGGCACTGTGACCCTTATTGGCAATGGCTGGTATCGGTGTACTGCACAGTTTGTTCCGGCCTCGTCTGCGAATTATGGTGTTCAACTTGCCGGGACCATAAATTCAACGTGGGGGAGCTATACAGGCGACAACGTGAGCGGCGTCCTTGTTTGGGCACCGCAAGTTGAAAACCTCGCCTTCCCCACCTCTCCCATCCCCACCACGACAGTTGCTGTGACGCGGAATGCGGATAATGTGACGTTGGTTGGGGCGGCAGCTTCGGCGACGCTAGCTGCGAAGGCGGCTTATTTCCAGACCAACTCTTTTGGAAATGCCGTGAGCGCCACCACCAGACGCCTCATCGACATTAATGGAAACCAAATCATTTTCTACGGGGCGAGTTCAACTACCAATGTGAGTATCTCTCCCAATGGCAGTACGAACACCGCCATTGGGACGGCAGGTAATAGCACATCCACTATCAATTCGGTGAAATCTGCATTCGGAATGGACAGTAGTGGCACCTCTGTTGTCGCCAACGGTGGCACGCTTGTTACGGACGCGACTTCATGGGGGACCCCGTCTGGTTCTATTTATCTTGCTAATCGTGCTGCCGCGGATCGCGCTTTGAACGGCTATATGCAGCGCGTAGCTTTCGGCCCAACTAAGGGACAATTCAATTCAGCGGCTGTCTATCCATGACCCGCTTTCTCGCCCTCGCTGCTGCGTTGGCGCTCGGTGGGTGCGTCGCGGATCAGGGCTGCGGAACCATCACGATGCCGCCGCCGCAATATCAGGGACACAAGGTCGCCGCACGCGCCGTCTGGATGCACAGTCAGTTTATCGACGGCTACTGTCGCGGGCTTGGCGTCAGGACGAACGAGCGCGGAACGATCGGTTCCTGCACGGGCCGCGACGCGCTCGGCTGGTATCATGTTCTGAGCGATGACGGCGACCCCCGCGAGTTAGGCTGCCAGATCATTCACGAGGATTCCCATCTTCCGCCAAACCCATGGCCTTGGGATCACCCCTCGGCAGGGTTTTGGCCGCTGATCTATTGAGGCTTACATGACGATTTAGGACATACTGTCCACGGTGACGATGTTGCCTATCTCTGCTTACATGCCTTCTCTGCGGGCACGATTCTAGGGGACAAAAGACATGAGCGTTAAGCCCGGCGATATTCGCTTCTACGGTTCGGCAAATATGTCCGATGCCGACGGCACGACTCAAGGCGGCGCTGTCAACTTCTCCAACAAGATCACCTTCACCGATGTCTCGCCCACCGGCACGATGGACTACGTCTCGTCCAGCGCCAGCGACACGGCGACCACAATCGCCCAGACCGGCCGCGACGGCACTGGCGCAATCCAGACCGAGACCAAGACCCTCAACGGCACCACCAAGGTGGCCGGGTCGCAGTCTTTCGAGCGCCTGCTGAAGGCTGTTGCTGGCGGCACCACTGCTGTCGGCGTCATCGCCTCGATCAGCCATACCGCTGTCATCAGCGGTCACACTGCCCAGGCAGCAGCGAACTCGTCCGGCATCACCCCGGCCACGATCACCTTGCAGTCTGGCGATGGCGCGACGGCCAACATCGGCAACATTGTGCGCATCGAGAACAATCTCCCGTCTGGCGTGCAGTTTCAGCTTAAGGAGATCATCGCGGTCTCCGGCTATGGCACCGATGTCGTGGCGGTGGATTCCGACTGGGGCACCGTGCCCTCGTCCGCTTCGACCTATTCGATCTATGAGGGCATGCTGTTCAATCTCGCGCCCAACCAAGTCACCCAGGTGCGTCGTCCGTTCTACAATGCCTCGGCCGACATCGCTGGCGGCGTGAACAAGGACTATTTCGAGAAGATTTTCGCGGTCAACAACAACACCGCGACCGCGCTGACCGCTGTGCAGATCAGCAAGCAGGTTGATCCGGCGTCCGGCATCCTCGATCTGGCACTGACATCGGCGCTCAACGACACCGGCACCACGGCGGCCCGCCAGACGGGCCCGACGAGCGGACTGCAAAGCCTGGGCGCGAACACGCTGGGCGCGGCGATCACCACCACGACCGCGACAACCCTGACGATGACGGGCAACAGCCAGTTTCCGTCGACCATCGTGAATGGCGGCTTTTTCATCCAGATCGACAGCGAAATCCTGTTTGTCACTGCTGGCGCGGGCACCAACTCGTGGACCGTCGCACGTGGTCAGTGCGGTTCGACCGCCGCGACCCATTCCAACGGGGCGGCTGTCAACCAGTACATCAGCAACGGGGCGGCTCCGCAGACCATCAATGTCCCGTCGCCGCAGAATTTGCCTTCTGGCGCGGCTCCAAACGCCGCTGGTGCCCAGGCAGTCTGGCTGCATCTGCATCTGACGCCCGGTCTGGCCCCGGCTAAGACCAGCTTCACGCTGCGCGAGTTCGGCACCACGGTTTAAGGGCCGGGCCCCCGGCTAGGGGAATTTGATGTCCGACAGCACCATCAAGGCGCTCACCAACACCACATCCCTCACCGGGACGCCGGGAGCGCTCGACCTGCTGCTGCTGGCAAAGCTGGTGTCTGGCACAGACGCCGCGAACCCAAACAACAACACCTATGCGCCCGAGAATATGTTCGTTCGGGATTTTCTCGCGTCGCTCGGGCTTTCGCAAAATAACAAGATCATCAACGGCGATATGCGGATTGACCAGCGCAATGCTGGCGCGAGCCTAACTCCAGCATCAGACGGAACCTATACCGTCGACCGCTGGGCGGCGCGAATGTCTCAGGCTTCAAAGTTTTCAGTCCAACAATTCAACACGACAGCGAATAACACATTCGCTGCCCTTGGAATGCCGGGCGGGATAACCGTCACGTCGCTGGCAGCCACAACCGTCGGATCGACTGACTTTTTCGCCCTGGAGCAGCCCATTGAGGCTGGCAATCTCCAAGATTTGGTTTTTGGGCGCGCATCAGCGCAGTCAGTCACTATTTCATTTGCTGTTCAGGCCAGCGTCACCGGAACTTATAGTGGCCTGCTTTATAACAACAGCGCCGGTTTCTCATATCCCTTCTCGTTTGCTTTGACGGCCAACACGCCGAAGATTGTCTCGGTAACAATCCCGGGCGACACATCGAACGCAATCAATACCGGGATAAATGCCGGACTTACACTACGTATCAGTTTTGGTGCGGGCGCTTCGAAAGCTGCGTCAGCAGGTTCATGGCAGTCCGGAAATTTCTTCGGCGTTACCAGCCAGACTAATTTGGTAGCCACTAACGGTGCCACTATGGCACTCGGTGGCGTAAAGCTGGAGCGCGGATCGGTTCCGACGCCATTCGTGCCTGATGACTTTGCGACCGCCATGCAACGGTGCCAGCGGTACTATCAGGTTATCGGAATTGGCAATGTCGGCGAGTATGCCGGTCAGGGGCAGGCGACGGGCATCTCGGCGGCCATTTGCAATTTCCCTTTGCGCGTATCAATGCGAACGGCTGCTACCACCATCACACTGCCGCCCGCTGGCGGTTCAGTAGGTGATGGGTGTTTTTTGGACGGAACTGTTTCAGTGCCCGGGACGGTTGGCACCAATACGGGCATCAACGAATCTGTGGCAACTTTCCGCGTTTCGGGTTCGGGCTATAGCGGACTGACCGCTGGGCAAAGTTCGATTTTCTATTTGAACAACGCGACAATCACCATTTCAGCGGAGCTTTGATGTGACCGCGTCCTACCAGTTCTGCCAAGCAGACCCGATCTCAAGAGCCGTCATGGTGCGGCGCTCTGATAACGCCTTTATCCCGATGAGCATGGACAATGCCGACTGCCGGCAATTCTTGCTCGATTGGCATGGCGGCGCGACGGTCATCAATGCTGATAGTTCTTCCGCCGCTTATAGTGATGCCGCCGTGACGGCGCTTGGTCTCACGCCTCCATAAGGATGGGCCATGACATCCAACATTTTCGCAGACAGCGCGTCGGTTGCGGAAGGGCTCTACACCCACACCACGTCGCGATCTAACGGCTTCTGGCTGGAAGGCCTCGGCGGCTTTCTGATTAACGACAGTACGGGCGGCCGGATCATCCCCGACAACTCCAATACTCAGCAGCCTGACGAGATCACGCTTATGGTCTCGCCGCCAGTGTTCGTGCCGATGGAGATCACCCAGGCCGCAGGTCTGCGCCTCGAATTTTCCTGTCTCGAAATCTTGGATGGCGTTTCGTCTTTCAGCGCCACCGTTGCCGAGCACACCTTTGACGTCAAACCAATTGTCGCGGTCCCGACCGAGTGGTTCAGTCATATTTTCTTCGATTGGGCGATCAACTTCGACGATTTTGCGCCACTCCTGGCCGATACGCCGAGCCGGTCGGAAATCGTTAATGCGGTTCATGCTGACAGCTTTGCGCCGCTCGACATCGCGATCCAGATCATCAACCTGTTCGGGGCTCCGACGGAATGGTCGGCTACCTTGGCGCTGATCGAGCAATCGGCGGCCGAGCATCTGGCCAGCGAGTTGCGCGACGCGCCGAGCCCGCCCGAGCACGCCTTCGACGTCAAGCCATTGTCCGCGACGCGGATCGAGGTCGCCGGAAGCGCGCGCGCCGATACACCGGGCCGCATCGAGAGCCTTGGCACGCTCCAGCGCACCACGCCGGAACCCGCCGAGCACACCATGGGCGTGCCGGTCTCAACCCCGGCCCAGGTTGAGCGCACTACAGACGTCAAGCCCATCGTGACGGTGCCGCTGGAAAAGACCTTCGATGTGAAGCCGTTGTCCCTGATTCCAATCCAGATCATCGGAAGCCTGCGGTTCACGACACCGACATTCCCCATCGAGTTTCGCGGCACCATGGTGGTGAGCACCCTGGAAGCAGTCGAGGCGCTGCTCGGCGTGCGCAGCACGGCTGTCCCGCCGCTGGAGCACCTGGGTGGCATCGCCGCCGCCACGCCAGTCAGGGACGACCAGAAGGGCACCATGGCCCGGGACACGCCGGAGGTAGGCGAGCGCCTGGGCACCGAACTGGCGCTGTCTGCGGCCCCGCTGGAGCGCGGCTTGGGCATTGGAGGGCCTGGGGTGAAAATACCAACCGAGCACGTCAGCCTTATCCGGGTTGACCGGGCCGAGGCGGTGGAGTTCCGGGCGTGGCTTCAAAGCAACACTGCCGCGTTGGTCGAGGAACTGTCTCGCATTCGACAGGACGCGCCGGGCAGCCTGGAGCACACCGCGACCGTCACCGGCCTGACGCCTTCCAAGGCGGCCTACAGCGGCACGCTGGCGGCCAGCACGCCGATCCCGGCGGCGCTGATGTCTGGGATCGCCAGCGCGGTGGCGGCCGTGGTGGAGCGGCTGACGCCCGTGCGCGTCGATTCCAAAAACCGGGTGGAATGGCGCGGCGCGCTGCTGGTCGACCTGCCCAGCCGGATCGACCGAACCGGAACCATCCTGACCGACGCGCCCGCGCGCATCGAGATCACCATGCAGGTCCACGATGACAGCGGCATCCCCATCGCCTTTTACGGCTATGCGCTGATCGGACAGCAGGCTTTGCAGGGAAGCAAAGTCACGGTACAGCTTGAGGGCACCAAGCAGACGACCGAACTTCAAGGGTCTAAGGTCGAGGTGCTGCTGGTGGGGAGTGTCAAAACATGACCGTCGCAAATCAGGATTTCTCGATTGTCCAGGGGAACGCCGGAATCGTCGTGTGGACGATCACCGATGGGAACGACAATCCGATTCCTATTGGCAGCGGCAATGTCACGGCTGCCTCGCTGGTGGTGCAGCAGAATCTCGACACTGGCACGCCTGTTGCGCTGACCAAGACACTGACAACCGGTCTCTCGATTGTCGGCAGCGGCTCGACCGGCCAGATGCAATGCACCTTTGTTGCCGCCGACACGGCCAGTATGTCCGAGGGGTATTATTATACACTCTCGATCACCGACATGACCGGCGCTGTTTCGACGGTAGCCACCGGCCAGATGACGGTTTCGCCAAAGCCGTTGGCGACCAGCACGGGCGATCCAGCAACCACCGCGCGCGACTTTGCCCGCGCCTTGGTTGGCGACACAGACACCGACAGCCCGTATTTTTCCGATCAGGTCTATAACGGTCTCGCCACGACTTTCGGCGGCCCGCTCTATGTCGCCGCCCAGGTCTGCCGGATGCTCGGCCAGAAATATGCAGGGAAGGCCACCAAGCGCCTGGGCGATCTGTCGATCAATTACGGCGAGATTTCCAAGAACTTCTTCAACGCAGCCGACGACTATCAGGCCCAGGCCGACATGCACGGCGGCGGCATGTATACCGCTGGCATCAGCAAGTCAGACCGCAACGCCTATTCTCCGCGCTTCAACAGCGACGCCATCGGCGCGTTCACCACGCTCAAGAAATTCGACAATCGCGGCGGCAGCTATGGCGGCTTCCAGAACAATAATGTGCCGGAGGACAGCGCGTGACGGCCGACAGCTTCATCGCTGACTTTGCAGACATGATGCCCAGCGTCGTGAAGGTCGCGCCACGCCTCAACAGTGACCAATACGGAGCCGCAACCTACGGCACCGACGTGCCATATAAGGCGCACGTTTCAAACAAGGCCGGGTACATTCGCGGGCCGCAAGGCGAGTTGATCGCCACCAAGGGGCGGATATGGCTGAATTGCCAGACACCGTTCCCGCCCACCTCTCGCGTCACGCTACCAGACGGCACCACCCCGCCGATCCTGGCCGTCAACGGTGCCGAGGACGAGACCGGCGAACAGCAGTTTACCAGGGTCGATTTCGGATGATGCGATCTGCCAGTGGCAAGACCATGAGTGCGACCTTGACGGATTATATCCTGGGCGTCGCCACGCCCGCCATCGCCAAGGCCACCTATGAGGAATTGCAGGACGTGCTCAAGGATAGCCTGCCGCTGGTGCCGGTGGATACCGGCGCGCTGCGCGGCTCGGGCTATGTCGCCGAGCCGGTGATCGAGGACGGTCACATCACCGACGAGGTCGGGTATGGCGGCGTGGCGACCAAGATCAATCCCAAAACGCTGGAGCCGACCTCGGCCTACGCGCTGGCGGTCCATGAAAATTTGGAGGCGCATCACAAGGTCGGCCAAGCCAAATATCTTGAGCAGCCCTTCGACGAGCACACCCAGAACTTTGGGGCGAAGATCGCCGCGCGCGTCAAAACCCCGGCGGTTGAACCGACGCAGGACAACAGCGGCGGCGCGGGAGAAGTCGAATGAGCGTGCTCGACGACATCGCGGCGGCGCTGGTGACGGCTGATCTCGGCCAAGACACTGACGAAACCCAGGACTGGATGGTCCGCGTCGGCTATTTGCAGGAAACGCCAGACAGGTCGATCTGCGTCTATTTTGCTGGCGGCCCGCCGCCAGAGACTGCGATCCCGGTCGGCTATCCGCGCGTGCAGGTGCGGGTGCGCGGCGCACCCAACGATTTCAATGTGGTCCAGCAGAAAGAGCAGGCCATTTTTACCTTCCTGCATGCTGGCAACGCCCAGTCCCAGTTCGGCACCGATTATGTCTATTGCTATGCCCAGCAGTCGGCCGCGATGCCGCTTGGCCAGGATGAGAACCGGCGTCCATCCTTGGCGCGCAATTACAAGCTGATGAAGTCCCCAGCGTGATCCCGCGCATCTTCGAGGGCGAGACGGCCATAATTTGTGCGGGGGGAGCGAGCCTCAAGAGCTTCGATTTCGACCTGCTGCGCGACCGCCGCGTCATCGCCATCAACCGCGCCCACGAATATCTGCCGTATGCCGATGTGCTGTGGTGGACGGACGCGCGCTACTGGCGGCGGGCCTACATGACGCTGCAAGCCCACGCTGCGCCATACAAGGCAACCGGCAATATCGAATACCACCGGCATGAGCTTCCGCCGGGCGTGACGCAATACCTATTCACCGGCCCTGACGGCTTCGACGAGCATCCAGAACACTTGCGCCACGGCTGGAATAGCGCCTATGCCGCGACTCACCTAGCCGTGCATTTGGGGGCGAAAAAGATTGTGCTGCTGGGGGTGGATTTAACCCATGACGGCACGCGGGCGGGCAGAAACTTCCACAGCGGCTATGACACGTTGCCGATCCCAGCCGAGACGATGGAACGCTGGAAAGCCTCGTTTTCCACGCTCGCACCTATCTTGGCGGCAAAAGATGTCGAGGTCATCAATGGCTCGCCGAACAGCGCCCTGACAATTTGGCCGCGCTGCACGCCAGCGGACGCCTTGTCCGCCTAGACGCGGCGACCTGTCTCAGGCAAGAGTTTTGCCTTCTGGGGCTTTGGCCAAGGGGGTTTTCATGCCGACATATCGTAAAGGCCGCACGGCCCTGCTCAAGTATGGCAGCCAGTCGAGCCCCGAGACCTATTCCACCGTCGGCGGCCTGCGGAATGTCGAACTCAGCGTCAGCGCGGGCCCTGTCGATGTGACCAACAAGGATAGCGGCGGCTTCCAGACCATGCTGCCGAGCGCGGGCGTCACCAAGTACGATGTGACGGCGCAGGGTCTTTTCGATGACAGCACCAACCTCAACCAGCTTATCCTGGCGTCAAATGTGCCGCAGAGCGCGTTCAACGCCCAGATCATTTTCGACAACGGTGACACCTATACCGGCAACTGGGTGATCGTCACCCTGAAGCGCACCGGCAACTATGACGGCGCTGAAAGCTATGATTTCAGCATCGCCTCCTCCGGCACCATCGTGTTCAACGCCGGGGGATAAACCAAACCCACCACCATAGAGGAGGCCACGCATGGCTAATGCGGCCCGCCAAGAAATCGACATCACCTTCGACGGCAAAGTCTATGCCGTGCGACCGACCTTTGAGGTCGTGTCGGCCATCGAAAGCGCGACCGGGCAGGCATGCAGCGCCTTGGCCTGGAAATTCTTCGCCGTCGAGCCAGCCAACTACGCATCCCTCACCGAGACCGGAACCGTTCTGTATCAGGCGTTGCGGCCTGTGATGGGCGACAAGATCACGCCCGCACTGGTCGGCGAGCGGCTGATGGAGGAAGGCTGCACGCCGTTCTGGCATTCCCTCGGGATGCTGTGCTCGCGCGCACTGCGCGGCAACGCCGAGCATGTCCGCATGGCCATGAAAGAAATCGAAGATGCGGAGGCGGCCAAGCGCGGCGTCGAAAACCCTCCTCTGGCGGAAACGCAAAACCAACAGGATTAGACGTCGAAAAATGGGCCACCTTCGCGCTCGGTGTTTTGCATTGGCCGCCGGAGGTGTTCTGGAAGTCGACCTTTTACGAGGTGTCATGTGCCTTCATCGGGCACATGCGGGAAAAGGGCGCGTTGGACGACGTTTATCAATGGACCGAGGATGACGTGCGCGACATCGAGCGAATGAAGCAGCGCTTTCCCGACAAAAAGCCGGGTGACAAATAATGGCTGGCACAGAACTCGACCGGCTGTACTACACCGTCGATTACGACCTTGGCCCCGCGATGGAGAAGGCCAAGCAACTCGACGGCGTCTCCAAGACGGCTGGCGAAAATATCTCGGGCCACTTCAAGAAAGCAGCCTCCGGCGCGGAAGAACTGCACCGAGGAATTGAGATCAACCGCCGCGAACTGCTGTATTTCGGCCGCGAAGCCATGACCGGCGATCTCGCCCGGCTGCCGTCCACGCTGCTGCTGATCGGCACCCATATGTCCGGGCTGACCAGCCAGGGCATCCTGATGGGTGGAGCGATTGTCGCCCCGTTCGCCGCCATGGCCGTGAGCGCCTATCAGGCTGAAATGGCCATCGACCGGGTCGGTCGCGCCATCGCGGCAAGCGGAAACGCGGCTGGCGTAAATAAGGGGCAGATGTTCAATCTCGCCTCCGATCTTGCGCGGACAAATGGAAACATCAGCCAACGCGGCGCGCTTGATGTCGAAGCCATTGGCCTCGGTCATGGCCGCATCCCTGGCAAGAACATGGGAGGCTTTACCCAAGCCGCTTATGGCATGCAGTCAATACAGGGCGGCACGCTCGACAAAGCGGCGACCGACCTTGAGGGAATGATGAAAAACCCTGCGAAGGCAGCGCAGGATTTGCACGACAATTTCAACCTTCTGACCGATGCCCAGCTTCACGACATCAAGGGCATGAAGGACCGCGCTGCCCAGGAGATGGCAATTTTCAAGGCCATTGCTGATCGCGGAAAGACGGTAGAGGACAGCATGTGGTCGCTGTCAAAAGCTTTCGACAAATTCAGCACCTTCATGTCTGGCATGTGGTTCAACACTAGCGCGGCGATTGTCGGAAAGCCAAAGACTCCAGCGCAACAGTACCTTGACGCCCGTATGCAAGCCCAGAGCTTGCAGGAGCGGCATAATCGTGGCGCATGGGCTGTCTCGCAAGGCGATGTAAATTCAGCATGGCATCGTGCTGGTGATCTGCACTGGCAGATGATGGACGCAAATAAGCGCGAGCAGGCTGCCGCAAAGAAAAAGACAGATGACGACAATGCTGCCGATGCCCGTTCGCCTGCCGCCATGGAGCTTCAAAAACTGCGCGACGAGGCGCGGGTGAACAGTGCCGGTCCGCGCGACCGCGAAATGATGCGCGTCCGACTTGAAGCCAATCGCCAGTACACCATCAACAGCAACAGCACCGAGCCGGGCATGGCGTCGCGCGCAGGGGCTATCCGCGATGCGACCATCAATTATGAGTGGGTCAAAGAGAGGCGAGAGCGTTCCGACGCGCTAACCAACGTCCAGAAAGAGGCCGCCGGGCAGGAAGCCATCGCCAACGCCTACCGCACCAGCACGCAAGCGGGTATGGAAATGACGGCGCAGGTCAAGGCTGAAGCTGAATCTCGCAAGGGCGCAATCAACAATGTGAACGCCTATCGGGATGCGCTGCTGAAATCCGCCGATGCCGAGCGCACCGAAGCGCAGATCAAAGAAAACATGAAGGCATCCGACTCCAATGCCGTTCTGGCGCTGGAGGTCTCCCTGCTGAAAACTGACGAAAGCATCAGGGAGAAGCGCGTCGCCCTGCTGCGAGCGGAGCTGGAGTTGAAAGAAAAGGGCATAAAGGTTGGCAGCCGTGAATACCAGCAGGCCATGGCCAATGCCGCCCAGGCGGCCGAACTAGCCAAGAACAAGCGTGACATCGGCGACGAGCAGCAGAGAGAGTTGAGCGTCGGCCGCGAATACACCGACATGCTGGGCTCGATTTTCGATCACGCCAACCAGGGCGCGAAGGGACTCAAAACTCTGCTGCCGGACCTGACCCAGTCCATGCTGAAAATGATCGAGAAGCTGGCGATCCTCAATCCTCTTGAAAACGCAATGACGGGTCAGGTCACAGGAACAAAAGGCAAGCTGCCGACCTTCGGAAGCGCGGGAAACCTTTTCAACACGCTGGGCGGACAGCACGCGGCCAATAGTGTTGGCGGCCGCATCGGCGGCATCCTTGGCAATATGTTTGGCGGCAACGCGGCGCACGGCTCGATGCCGGGAGGTGGCAAGGGCGGCTCTGGCGGCAACGGTGGCGGGAATGTCTATTACATCACCCAGCAGATCAGCGTTCACCCGGACGTCAGCGCCATCGCCAAAGGCGAAATTATGAAAGCGATGCCGCACATCCAGGCCAGCGCGGTGCAGGCCCTCGACCAGAGCATCAAGCGCGGGTTCACGCCTGGAGGGATGGACAATTAAATGGGCGTTTTCATCCCCAACTATCCGATCTCCCTGCCCACATCGCCCGGCATCAAAACCGTCAAGTGGACGATGGATGATGCCGTCGCGGTCTCAGAGTCGCCGTTCACTTTCGAGCAGCAAACTTACGAGCACCAAGGCCAACGCTGGAAAGCGATGGTCACGTTACCGATGATGAAGCGGGCCCAGGCCGAGCAGTGGCTATCCGCCATGGCACAGCTAAACGGCCGCAAGGGCACGTTTCTGCTTGGCGATCCAGATGCGCCGACGCCGCGCGGTGATGGACGAGGCACCCCAATCGTCAGCGGAGCAAACCAGACTGGCAACACGCTCCTGACGACCGGCTGGCTTCTTGGTATCACCGGCATTTTGAAGGCAGGCGATTATTTCCAGATCGGCACCGGCACAAATGCCCGGTTGCATAAGCTGCTTTTCGACACCAATTCGGACGGCAGCGGTAACGCAACGCTGACCTTCTGGCCGAACTTGCGGTATGCGCCATCGACGGGACAGGCGATCATCATCCAGAACGCCATGACTCAGTTTCGCCTCGATGCGCCGTTCGGTTGGGATGCCAACGAGGTCAGCACATATTCGGTTCAATTCAGCGTGACCGAGGCGCTTTAAATGGCGCACAGCCTTACATCCGGCATGCTCGCGCAGACCTTGGCCGGGTCGTGCCGCCCGATCATCTTTTGCGAAGTCGATACCGCAGGCGGGAACGTCTATATGTGGAACGGCTATGGCAACTTCTCGTGGAACGGACAAGTCTGGATCGGCGGTGGAAACCTCGTCGACATCGGGTCAGTCACCGAGCAGAACAAGGTTCTTGCGACGGGATGTACCCTCAAGCTGTCAGGCATCGACGTCGCGCTGATTGCCGTGGCCCTGGAAGATTTGCAACGCTATCTGCCAGCGAAGCTGTGGCTCGGTGCCATCGACGACACTTTCAGCCTCGTGAACACGCCGTATCAGTTTCTCAATGGCCGCGTGGATACTGCCACCATCGAGCAGACTGGCAAGACCGCGACCATTACGGTGTCGGTGGAAAGCCGCCTCGTCGCCATGCGCTATCCGCGCTCGCGCCGCTACACCGATCTCGACCAGCGCCTTGAGCATCCCAACGACGGCGGCTTTTCGTTCGTCGACACGATCCAAGACGCCACCATCAACTGGCACGGGTGAGGTCATGCAGAAAAAGGAAAACTGGCACATCCTGATGGCCGAATATCTCCAGAGTGTCCGGCACAATCCGTTCGCTTGGGGAAGCTTCGATTGCTGCATGTTCGCAGCCGACTGCATCAAAGCAATGAGCGGTGTGGACCCGGCAGCGCCATTCCGAGACGCATACACAGATGCGGCAACTGCCATCACGGCGCTCCGGGCTTACGCAGGCGGCCTTTTGATCCCCACCATGGAGAAGGTCGCGGCAAATCAGGATTGGCAGAAAGTCGAAACAGTGCTTCGCCTTCAGCGCGGTGACGTGGTGATCGGAAACCCCGATGTCGAGGCCCTGGCCAACGATGTCGGCCTTGATGGCACCCTGGGTATCTGCGCCGGAACGATCTCGCTGTTCGTCGGTGCGAAAGGTCTTCTGGGCGTCAGCACCATCGAGACGCCTGGGACGGACGCCAACATCCTGATGGGTTGGCGCATCAAGAATGGCCGGGATTAAGCTATGAGCAGGGCGGTAGAGCAAATTGCCGTAACCGTTGCTGCGGTCGTTGTTGACGTTGTCGTCACCGCTGTTCTGACGCCATTCATCGGCTTGCCCGCCGCCGCCGCCGTCGGCAGCTTGGCCGCCACGGGTATCATGGCGCTGGGCAACTGGCTGCTCGCCACCGCCCAGAAACGCACCTTCACGGTGCGCGATCCGATCACACCGCACAAGTTGATCTATGGCCAGATGAAGACCGGCGGCGCGATGACGTTCGTGGACACCACGAGCGACAACAAGTCCCTTTTTCTCGTCATCACGCTGGCTGGGCATCCTATCCAGTCCATCGACGCCCTATACGTCAATGACACCTATGTTCCCCTGACATCGGCGGGCTGGGCTGAAAAACCAATCGACTGGCCGGATGGCACCGCGCCCACCAATTACACCAACTATCTGCAAGCCTATATGGGGCTCGGTACGGTGGCAGGCGATGCTGGCCTGATCGCCGCCCTCCAGGCGCAGAGCCCAAAGTGGGGAGACAATTTCTTCCAGTACAGCCGTGGCAAAATCTATGTCCGCTTGGGCTGGAACGACAATCTTTTCGGCTCGACTGGGGTGCCGAATATCGCCTGCGTCGTCAGCGGCCGCATGGTTCTGGACCCGCGCAATACTGCGATCAACATCACCAGCAGTGCGACAAACGGCTATTTCGTCACCGCGACGCCGCACGGGCTCGGCGCTGGAAACATGGTGTTCATCTGCAACCATTCCGGTGCGGTGCCCGCCAATCCGCAGCCCTATTGGCCAAATGCGCAGCAGAAAAAAATCGCGCAGGAATATGAGGTCGCCAATATCATCGACGCCTACACCTTCCAGCTTTACGACATCGGCCACAACATTCTGACGCTGGCTACTGGCGGCTCCGGGGGCACCGTCACCCAGATGATCTGGTCAGACAATGCCGCGCTGCTGCTCAATGATTATCTGGTCGAGCCGGTTCATGGCATGGGAGTCGTCTATGACACCGAGGTCAACACTGGCCTTCTGATCGCCAACGCGAACCTGTGCGACGAAATCTGTCCGCGCGTCATTCCAAGCACCACATGCACGGTGAACCCGGCTGACAGCCAGATCACCTATGTGGAAAATCTGGCGGCTGGGTCGGTGCCCAATCTTTGCCAGTTGATGTTCACGACAACCGGCACGATGCCAGCCGGGATGACAGCAAACTTCCCGTATTTCTGGGCGCAGATCGGTGGCGGCCCAACCGGTGGCCTGTCGCTGTCATCGGTTGACGCTGCCGCCCAGCCGCCACGCTGCATCACGATCTCCAGCACCGGAACTGGCGTCCTAACAATGACGATTGTGGAAGGGCTGACGCCTGACCACACCACCAACCAATTGAACGTCTACAACAACGCGCTGCGCATCACGACCGGCACCGAGGTGACGCTTTCCAATAGTGGCGGCGCGCTCCCAACCGGCCTGTCTGCTGGCTTCACCTATTACGCCATCTTTATTTCGGACACAGTAATTCAGGTCGCGTCATCGCTGGAAAATGCGCGTGCTCATATCCCCGTCGCCTTCTCCAATAATGGCAGCGGCAACAGTTACGTCGCGGTCGCGGCAGAGACGCGCTACACTATCAACGGGATAGTCGACACCTCGGAAGCGCGCCAGTCCGTCATCCAGAAGATGCTCACCGCCATGGCGGGCTATCTTGTCCCGAGCGGTATCTTCCTGAATGTCTATCCTGCGCAATATCTCACGCCGACGGTGACGCTCGACGAGGGCGATCTGCGCGGGCCGATCAAAGTGATCGCGCTGCAAAGCGGTGACGCCTCTTTCAACTCGGTCAAGGGAACCTTTGTCGATCCCTTCAACCGTGGCCAGCCGACCGACTATCCGCAGCTTCAGAACCTCACATACATCGAGCAAGATCAAAACGAGGTCGTATGGCGCGATCTGGCGCTCCCATTCACGATCTCGTCCTCGATGGCGCAGCGCCTCGCCAAGATCAATCTTGAGCGCATCCGCCGCGAACTCACCGTATCCATGGCGCTCAAGCTGACCGCATTTCAGGTCGGCTCGCCGGATACCATCTTGGTCAACAATGCGATGTGGGGCTGGGTGGGCGAGACCTTTGAGGTCCAGTCCTGGCAATTCAGCATCGCCACCACGGCGCAGCAGCAGACTCTCGATGTCGACATCACCGCGCGCCAGACCGATCCGGCGATCTATGCCTATACGGCGGCCGAGGAGGCAGCGGCAAAGCGACAGAACAACACCCAGTTTCCCAATCCGTTCGTGGTGGGGCCGCCGTCAAATCTGACGCTCCAATCTGGCGGCACGCTGATCGTCCAGCAGGCGGACGGCACGCTGGTGTCCCGCATCGAGGTGTCGTGGACACCACCCGTCGATCAGTTTGTCCTCGATGGTGGCTTCATCGACATCACCTATCAGGTCAGCGGTTCTGGAAACTGGCAGAACGCGCCGACTGTCTCCGGCGATCAGACCTTCGGCTATATCGAAAATGCGGCTATCGGCGCTTCCTATGACATCGCGATCCGCTCTCGCAATGCTATCGGCGGCGTCAGCGACGTCACTGGGACATATCCATGGCAGTGCGAAATCACCGGTTACACGGTGCAGGGCAAGACCGCCGCGCCCAGCAATATCGCATCGCTTGCTGTCTCAGAAAACGGCCTGACTGTCACGCTCCAGGGATCGCCGATCACCGACACCGACGTCTCGGTCTTTGAATATCGCTATAGCGCCAGCGAAAGCTGGACATCTGGCGTCACGGTCATCGGGCAGGCGGCGGCGACACCGAACAGTGCTGGTGGAATTTCTGGCACGCTGACGACCAATCAAATCCCGGCTGGGACGTGGTGGTTTGGTGCCAAAGCGGTGAACCGCAGCGGGGTCTATTCCGCTACGGCTGCTTTCACCCAGTCGACGATCACGGGCGACATCAGCGGCGGCGACATCGCCCCAGGCACGCTGGACGCCGGAGCCTTCGCGGCGGGGATCGCGCCCGTCTATGAATACTCGTCGCTGCCCGGCACCGGCCTCTATATCGGCCAGATCGCGGTGCTCACCACGACCGGCGTGCTGTACCGCTGGAACGGAACGGCATGGGACTTGTCTGTCCCGGCGGTAAATATCACCGGCCAGCTTACAGCAAGCCAGATCGCCAGCATCACCGCTGCCCAGCTTACCGGGCAGATCACCACCACCCAGATCACCAACAACGCGATCACGACACCTTTGATTTCATCCGGCGCGGTGGTCTCCGCGAGCATCGCGGCTGGCACCATCGTGGCGGCTAACATCGCCAGCGCCACTATCACCGGCACGCTGATCGCGGCGGGCACGATTCTCGGCACCAACATCGCCGCCTCGACGCTGACGAGCACAAACATCGCGTCGAATGCCATCGTCGCCGGTGCCATCGCCGTCGGCGCGATCAATGCCGGAAACCTTATCGTCAACAACATCATCGTGACGGGCCACATCGTCGCCAATGGCGTGACGGTGCCCAATGTCGCGACCTCTGGCACTACCGGTCTCACCGGTACTTTCGCCGTTCTGTGCTCAGTGACGTTCGCCACAAGCGGCGGAAATGTCCAGCTTGCGATGAGCGACTATGTGACGTGGTCTAGTTCTGGCCCGACGGTCTATTACGAGATCACGAGAGACGGCACGCCAATTGCTCCGATCCAAGCCGGAGGAGGAACGTGCCCGAATAATATCCTCGTGGCGGGCGGCAGCCTCGATACCGGAGCATCCGCTGGGTCTCACACCTATGCCTTGCAAGCGAAATTCCTCACCGGCTCCAGCGTCAATTCCAACGGATCGGTTCTGACCGCCACCGAACTCAAGAGATAGGCCATGGACGACAACGATATGGTGCAAGTCGCTGTTTTCGATCCTGCAACCGGCAAGATCAAGCAGATCGTCGGCTGTGCGCGCCAGCACATGCACGAACAGCACAATGCATTTCCTGGGCACGATTGGGTCGAGATCACGGGCCAACACCACGCGCCGCACCCGAACAAGCATGCGATCCACCCGGCCACAAAAAGACTGATGGTGCGGCCGGTGGACATATCCGAGCGCAAGGCGTGTAAGCTGCTGGAGTTGGAGCAGGAATGTCGCGGCGTCATCCATGCTTCGCTGATGGACCCGGCAATCACAGACTGGCACGCCTTCCGTGCTGCCGCCCTGGCGAAGCTGGAAAACTTGCGCGGGGCCGTGGACTCGGCCACTGATGCGGCTGGGGTCGCTGCAATCTGCTGGGGATAAAATGGAAATCACCTATGACCGCCTGCATGCGCTGGCGCTGACCGATGACCGCACCACCACGACGGCTCTGGCTGGCCCATTGCAGGCCCAGCTTGCTGACTGGACACCGTTGCGGGCGTGGCATTTCCTCGCCCAGACCTGTTTTGAAAGTGAGTTTTATCGCAGGTTCATCGAGAACCTGAATTACCGGCCGGACATCATCGCCGACCGCTGGCCCAGGCTCTCGCCGCGCGCCAATGCTTTGGCCCACAATCCCGAGGCACTGGCAAATGCCGCCTATGCCTCATATGTCGACGATAAGGGCGAGACCCACGATCCGCTGGGCAACGGCGCGGAAGGCAACGGAAACGGCTGGGCCTATCGTGGGCGCGGTCTTATCCAGATCACCGGCCGGTGGAATTACAGCCATTTTGCGACACGCACCGGCATCGACATTTTCAACACACCGGACCTTGCCGCCGTGGCTGACAACGCGGTACGACTCGCCATATCGTTCTGGACCGAGCGGGATTGCGACGAGGCGGCAGATCGCGATGATGTGGCTGGGGTCACACTCAAGATCAACGGGGGCGAGAACGGCCTTGCTGACCGCAAAGTCCTGACCACTCGCGCCAAGACAATTTTCACATAGGAGATCGCCATGTCGATTCAGAGCACAGAGGACAAGATCAAGGCCGACTGGAACGCAGTGCGCGCCTGGGTCGCCACCCATCAGACCATCAGCCTCACCATCGTCGGCGGCCTGCTGTGGTGCGCCGGTCACTTCCACATCCCGTTCTAAATCATGCTGGCGGGGCTGGGAAAATTCTGGCGCGATGTGATGACGGAAAATTCTTCCGGCACCGTCTACTGTCCTGTCAGAATTATCTCAGCCAGCATGGTCACTGTTTTCCATTCCGCCGTCATCACCCAGCTAGTCAAGCACGGCAATTTCGATCCTATTAGCTATGGCGCTGGCGCATCTGCCCTGATCGCATCGACCGGCGCGGCCATCGGCATCAAAACCAAGCTGGGCTCTGACGCAGCATAGGAGATCACCATGGGCAGCATCCTTTCCTTTCTTGGCGGCTGGCAGGGCTATCTGATCGGCGGCCTGCTGATCGCCCTGGCCGCTGGCACAGGAACCGGCTACGTCGTCCACCGCATGGACGAAGCCACGATCCAGCAGATGAAGGCGCAGGACGCTACCGCCGCCCAGGTTGCAACGGCCGCAGCGCTCGTCCAGCAGCAGAAGATCGAATCAGGAAATGAGGCGCGCGCCGTGGCCGAGGCAAACGCCCAACAGCAGATCGTCACCCAGGTCAAAACCGTTGTGAGAGAGGTCGAAACCCATGTACCGGATATTCGCGCTTGCGTCCCTTATGGCCTTGTGCGCGTGCTCAACGACGCAGCCCTTGGCACCGATACCGCCAATCAACCCGCTCCCGCCGGGCAATCTGATGACGCCTGCGCGCCCGTTCCATGGCGTTCGCTTGCAGCCGACGTCGCCGATGACTACGGAACCGGCCGTCAAAACTCCCAGCAATTGAACGACTTGATCGGTGCGGTGACGGCGAACGCCGCCATCGTGCAGCAGGCCGCGCCGACGCCGCACTAATTCGGTACGATTCTGGTCAACACAAGGTCTTGTGTGCAGCGCAGTTTTCCGCCAGATATTTAGCCGGGGTTGATTAAATCGGGCTGGGCGGAAACCATGGCGGTCGATGCGGAGTTTATTCGTGATGCGGCGTCAGAGCTTGTCCCGCCTAGCTTCCGTCCCAAAAATGCCTGGGAACGCTGGGCGCTCGCCATCGCTGTCGCTGTCGTTGTGGAGGGCTGTGTAATGACGTGGCATGTAGCCCAAGCGTGTGGATTTCTGACGTGGATGGGTCTTGGCGGATTTGCCATGGCGGCCGACGTGTCCCAGCAGCAGGCCACTCTCACGCAAATCCAAGTCAGCCAAGTGATGCGCGAGGTCCGCGACGCCAAGACAAAGGTTTGCGTCGCCCAGCAGCAGAAAAACCAACTCGCGCTCGACTCGTGGTCGCGCCAGCTATCGGCGGATGAAGGCACCTATTACAGCCTGACACATTCATGGCCCGCCGTAATGACGTGCGATGAATTGCTGATCTCGCCGCCGACATAAAGAACCTGAAAATAATTTACAGCGGCCAGTTTTCATCAGCGGCGATCATCGCCAGTTCCAGGGTCTTGTAGAGCCTGGGCTGATCGACGGCCCACTTCCGCAGCCAGCCTCCATCCTTGCGGTGGACGGCATATGGCTTCGGGTGCTCTGGGAACAAAAATCCTGCGAACACGCCATCGCTGCGGATCGCGTTGGCCTCGCCTTCACCGATTGTCCAGTTAGCGCGGGGCTTCATTTTTCAGCGCCTCAAGATGCGCCTTTCCGGCATCGGTGATCCGCAGCATGACCTTTTTGGCTGGCGTGCTGTGGACGGCCGGGCTGCCGTCTATGTGACGCTTCACGACGAACTCGCAGGCCAGAAGCGCAGCCATCACATTGGGATCGACATGGAGGATGGAGAGCGGCCGCCTGTTGATCTCTTTCAGGACGGCGTTCTCGAAGTCGTAAAGCTGCTTTGTCATGCTGGGAATCCATTGTGCTCGACGCCGTCCACCTTTCGCCCGGCAGCTTTCTTTTCGGCTCGTTCGGCGTGGATGCCATTTGGAAAAACCGTGAAGCTTTCGCGCGGTGTTTCAAAAATGGAAACCTGATCTGTCGGTATCCACTCGCCCCACTGCTTGAAATGAAATGGGACGCCAGAGGCGACGCACTGATCGCGAAGGGCCCGGACCCATTGCGTCGCCATAGGTCTGGCCGTTCCAGTGCCGCCATCGCTTTCACCTCCGCAGATCACCCAGTCAAGCCAGCGGATACTGTCGCCGCCCAGGTCTATGCGCCCGAGCATCGGCTCTATCGACAGGCCTACGCGCAGCCACGGGAATCGCAACTTCATCGCTTTTAATCTGGGACCGTCGCGTAGCCATTCGTTCTGTGTGACCACTGTGATGATAAGGACGATGTGTCCATAATTTGTCTGGCACCAATCTGGCGGAAGCATCTTCGGTACATTGCTGATGCGCTTGGTGACGATGTACCAGTCGAGGTTCGGCGTCTCTTTCACCAGTGGCCAGAAGGCGATATGGCCATTGCCATCATCATAGGTGCCGTCGCGCCACGTCTCGTCGACCTCGTTGTCGAAAATATCTGCCAGTGACGCCGAAAACACCCGCTGACGGCGATGATGCAGATTGAAAAAGTGCTCGTGGTTCCTTTCCCACTGGCGCACATCCTTAAACGTCTTTGTGCGCTTGCGCGGGATGCCGTCGCCCCAGGCTTCAACCCATTTGCGGCGGTCGTTGTCGCGCTCGGCATAGCAGAAGTCGCAGCCAGGGCCGACCTTTGTGCATCCGATCCACGGATTATAGGTGCTGTCGGTCCATGTGATCGCGCTTTCCTCGGCCATCGTCCTATTTCCTTTTTGCCTTGGGCTCAAAAACGGTGATCTGTGTCGATTGCGATGCCACCACATGGGACGCGGTGGCGACCAGAATTTCGCCTGTTCTGACCCATTCCGCCAGCGTGCGCAGAGACAGGCAGGCATTGTCGGGCGTGTCGAAGCGCAGATCGCCCAGCTTCACGGTCGAGCCTCGATCTGCTTGATCGCCATGTTGCGACCCTTGACCAGCTTGTCGAAATCCTCTGACTTTCCGCCGTGATCTGGGTGATGTTTCTTCGATAGATGACGGAACTGGGCATCGACAGCATCCTTGCTCGCGTCTGGCCTAAGACCCAGAACAGCCCAGGGATCGAAGCTGTCGGGCGATGGCAGCGCGGCAAAGCCCTCGAAAGCCCGCTCCATCATCGTGCCGCCGCCGTGACGGTCGAGCCCGCGAAGATGCTGGATCGCCAGCCCGACGCTGCGCAGGTTGTCATGCACGCTGGTGTAGGCGTCGCGCGCCATAACCATCTGCTTGCCGCGATAGGTGAAATAGACGGCAACGCCAGGATCGGGGATGCGGCGGCGGGCCTGATCGGAATATGGATTGCCGTCATTGCGCACCGCCAGCCAGGAGGAGATCACCACATTGCTCGCGCCCAGGCGGTCGAGTTCTGTGTTGAGATCACGGCGGGCCTTGTCGAAGGTGGTTTTGAATTGAGACCTAGACTTGCGCATGTGATCCGGCGTGCGTGCCCAGCCCTCGGGCCACGTCAGCGGATACCGGTTTGCCTCGGTGACTGTCATGGCCGTCTCCTAAGATTGTTGCGGCTGCGAATCTTTGCTGCCGGTTTGGTTTTTGTGACCCCAGCGATGCGATCACCCTTGGCCTTGGCCTGGACGTCGGCCTTGGTCTTTTTCTTATGGCACGGGTCGTAATGTACCGGACGCAGGTTCCAGTATTTGTGCGCGCCGCCGTGGGTATCGGCGTGGGTGTGGTCGAATTGGATTGCCTGTCCCGGCAGAAGCGGCTCTTTGCAGATGCCGCACGGAAGGATGATCTCGCCGCCTTTGCCGATGATGGCGTCAGTGGCTAACCGGTGCAGCAGGCACTCGACGGCCATCTTGCGGGTGACGGGCTTTGTCATACCGCGCGCACCCACTTCACGAACTCGATCAAGGCGCGTCCCACCAGCCAAAATCCAATCAAGCTATACATACCAGCCCAACTGAGGCCCCAGACTGCGTTCCAGCCGTGATTATGGGCGGCGATGTCGGCGTCGAGAAGATCGTTGGCCTTGTGCAGCGTCCAATCTGATGACCACACGCACAGCAGCGTCAACTTGAGACGGCTGATAGTGATCTCGGTGCTCATTTGAACAGGTCCACCATGGTGAGCCCGACGATCTCGGCAAAGCGCTTGGCGCGAACGCAGGTCAGCGGGACTGTTCCGTCCTCGTGGCGCTTCACCGTGGTGCCGTGGATGTTGAGCAACGCGCCGACGTGATCCTGCGATAGGTCAGCCTGGATGCGGGCAGTCTGGAGCCGCTGGCCCACCTTGACGTTGAAGGTCTTGTCGGCCGCAGTCTGTTTGGCGGTATCCGTCCCGCCGACGACGCGAAGGGTCATTTCCGCACCGCCACGGCCGTCATAGCCTGAGACCGGCCGTCACAGGCGGCATTCCAGGCCGCCAGCATGATCTCGTCCTTGGCCAGTTCCTCGGCGATGCTGGCCCGCAGATCGGCGACATCGTTCGTGGTCTGGCACAGCGCCAGAAGCCGCTTGCCGCGCTCCATGGGCGTCTCGTCCTCAAAGACCGCATCCTGCGCCTCTTGACCAGAATCGGCCTGCTGGACGTCCTGGGCGGCGCTGGGCCGTGTTTTGGCCGCCTGGGCCGCAGGCCTGCGGTTGAAGGCGCTGCCGTGCCCGCCGGGGGAGGCCTTTGCCGGGGTTGCCTTGTTCTCATGCTCGATGAACCGGGCGGGCTCGCCGAAGTCGAAATTCTCGTCATCCCGATTGATGACCTGGGCCAGCGCCGGGCTGACCGCCGGGACCGACTTGGAGCCGCGCCGGATCACCGCCTTCCGCCAGCCCTCACTGGCGAATTTCGTCCACATGAGGCCATTCTTGTTTTTGGACTGCTCGCTGGTAGCGGTGACGGCCTCTGCATCCATCACTTCGCGGGCCAGGATGGTGCCGTCCTCGCGCTTGAAAATGGCATATGAACCGATCATCACGCCGCGCGGCGTTCCCAGCTTGGCTGGGGTGTGCTCAATCCTGGGCTCGTCGCCCTGCTCCCAAAGGAAATGATCCTGCATGTGGACGACCTGGGCGTCGATCAGGATGCCGTCGATCTCACGCGCCCGCTTGCGGATGCCCTTCACCATCGGGTTCCACTGGGCATGCTGTTCCCAGCGGTCTGGCTCGCCGCGCTTCGCCACGTTGTTGTTGTAGGGAAGGATCACCCCTTCACTGCCGTCAGGAATCAGGCCGTCCTGGGCGCTTTTGACGATGGCGGTGAACAGCGTACGAGGCACGCAAAACAGAAGGTCCGGGTTCTGTTTCACCGCAGCGATGATGGAATTGAGGAAGCGGTCGCGGCTGACGTTGGACGGCAGCATGGACGCGATCTGGTCGGCCCGCGCGTTCATTTCGGTCTCGAAGGTCTCCCAGGCGATCAAGCCTTTGCCCTTCATGCTCGGGGCTTCCTGGGCCAGCGGCTCGGCCGTGCCGGGCTTCTGGGTCTCGGTGACGACCTCGCCTTCCAGCGGCGGCTGCGGGCGTTCGTCGACGGTCGTATCGGCCATTGAAAAATCTCCTGTGGATTAAGTTTTGCGGGCGACGTTGCTGTAATCCTCGACGAAGGTGATGCCAGCGATGGGCTGGGTGCCATTGTCGAGGTGTTCACCAACGGTGGCCTTGTTCGCCTTCTCATAAGCCCTGGCAGCCGCCAAGATTGAGGCATCGGTGAAATACGGGGCCAGCAATGTGATGCTGGTCGCCAGCGCCTTGCGGTCGATCAGGTCCAGCGGCTTCACGGCGGTGCGCAGGGACGAGACACCGACGCGCTTGCCGCGCGACCGGCTCAGGTCTGCGGCCGGTGTAGCGGCCTCGCTGACGGCCTCAGCATGATCGACAGCCACGGCGGCGGCGGCGGCCACGCTGACCTGGGCCGTGTTTTTCGCTTCCTCGGCAGCGGCGGTCAGCTTTTCGATGTTTTCCGGCTTGCGCGCCCTGTTGGCCTTTTCCTCCAGCAGCCGGGCCGCCTCGGCATCATCGCGCACCTTCTGGTCAGCCTTGCGCTTGATCTCGGCGGCAGCAGCGGCGGCGGCATCGCTGGTAATTCTGGCGGCGCGCACCATGCCCATCTTGTAGTCGCCGCTGGCATCATTGACCTTCGCGCCAAGCGCCTTCAGCGGCTCCCAGACATTGGTGGTGAAAAAAGCGCTGATGATTTCTTCCAGCGTGGCGTAAGGCTCCAACTCCTCGCCCTTTTTCTTTTTGGCCTCCTCCATCGCACCACGAATCGCCATTAGAAACTCGGTGGCGGCGCTGTCAGCCTCGTCGTCATAGACCTTGGCCTTGGCCGGGCCCTTCTCCAGCAATTCCTTGGTGCGCGCCAGAAGCGGCGCGTAAGTGACGGCCAAATGCGCCTCAAGATCAGGCGCTTGGCGCAGGATTGGGAGCGCGTCAGGCTCGCCGCTATTGTGGCCGATTGGCGCTGTCTCGGTCATGCTGTCCTATCCTCGCGGACGAAATGTCCTGTTTGGATAGATGCACTTTCATGCGCTGGATGCAAGACGGTCTCGAAATTAAACTGGCAGCGTCAAATAATTCACGGGTTTGTTCTCGTTCGCCTCGGGCTCCAGCGGCGCGTGCTGGGCGACCCAGGACCGCCGGGTCATCATCGCCTGATAGTCCGTCTCGCTGATCGGATATGACAGCAGCCGTCCCCATTGGTCGGCCGGGTTGTGCGACTTGTCGCCGACCGTGCATAGCAGCGCGTGCTTGTCGCCCGCGTGCTCCCGCCAGATGCGGGCCGGAACCCAGGGACCGTCCTGCACCAGCTTGCGCTTGTACCAGCCGCATTGCGGGTCGGGCGGCGCGGGCAGAGTGATCTTGTGCGACGGCCGGGCCAACTTGGCCTGATATTCGGCCAGGGCTTTGGCGTGCCATACCAGAATATCGGCGGTGTCGATTTTTTCTACCACCTCGTATGTGCCGCCGATCCGGCCGCCCGCCATGATGCGCCGGAGCGCGTCGGGGGCTTCCAGCGCCAGCAGCAATTCCTTGAGGTGGGCGGGGACATAGGGCACCGCGACGAGGTCATCGAGGTTGACATTTAAGTCAATATCTTCGACGAGCCCTGTCAACTCCCTGTAAAGTTTGATCTCTTTTCGATGCCCGTTGATGGACAGCTTCGCCGCTCCCGTCATCCGGTAGCCGCTTTTCTTGGCAGCCTCGGCCAGGATGGCATCGAGCGATCCCAGTTTGCGCAGCAGCTTCGCCGCGATCCCGCCGCCGATCCCTGGAGCGCCCGGAATGTTGTCGGCGGTGTCGCCCGCCAGCGCCAGCAGGTCGGCGACGAGGTGCGGCGGCACGCCCAGTTTGGTCTCGACGTCCTTGGCCAGAACCCGGATGCCCTTGCGGTCGTCCACGATCTCGATCCGGTCATCCTCAACAAGCTGGCCCATATCCTTATCGCTGCTGACAATCGTGACCCGCAGCCCAGCATCGACACCCCATCGCGCCAGGGTTGCCATGACATCGTCGGCCTCGTAGCCGATAGCCTCGACGGGGGTAACGCCCAGGGCCCGCGCGGCGTCCCGCATCACCGGTAGCTGGATCGACAGTTCGGGCTCCCGCTGGGTCCGGTTGCCCTTGTAGGCTGGGAATTTCTTGTGGCGAAAGGTCGGCGCTTCCCGGTTGTCGAAAACTGCCGCGATGTGGCTGACGGGGTCTCTCGCCGCGTCTCCCACCAGCCTGTGGATCATTTCGAGGAAGGCAATCACGGTGCCGGTGGGCATGCCGTCCGCACGGTAGCGCGGAAACTTGATACCGCCGAAATAGGCTCGGTACGCGAAGCCACTGGCGTCGATCAGCAGGAGGTGTTCGGCCATTTTGTCCCCATGGTGTGCATAGCCCGATGTAAGGGCCTTCCGGCACCTCATGCAAGATGCTATGGACAAATTGTCCCCGACTCGTGGGCAACCCAACATCTGAGGATCACATGGCAGCGAAGAAAAAGGCGGCGGCTGCGGAATCTGCCCCGAAAGCATCCAAGGCAAAAAAGCCAGCGAAGAAAAAGGCCGCAGCGGCCAAAGGCGCAAAGGATGCCGTGAGCGGCGTCGTCACGGGCGACAATGTCGGCATCGGGCACAACACCAAAATCCCGACCAAAAAAGAACTGGAAGGGTTCAAAAGCCGCCTCGATAAGCTATTCGAGGAAAAGGCGGAAAAGAACGCCACATTCATGTCCGACATCAAGGGCGTCTATGGCGAAATGGCCAGCAAGTTCGGCACATCGCGCAAGATCGCCCGCATGTTCTACAACATCGCCAAGTCGCAGGAATCACTGGCCGACGAGTTCGCCGAGTTTGAGGCCAAAGAGCGCGAGGACATGGACCGGCTGATCGCTGCCGGTCAATCCTTCGGCAAGGACACCCCGTTCGGCGCGTGGTGTCTCGCCCAGGGCGAAATAGAAATTCCCGACGACGCGCCCAAGGCTGAAATCGTCCAGCCTGCGCCGAAGCAGAGTGCTGCTGAAGCGGCACTCGCGGCCATCGAAAACGAAAACAAAGCCCCCGTTCACTGATGACAAAACTTCTCGCCCTGGACCTCGGCCTGACGACGGGTTACGCGGTGGTTCGGGGCGGAAGTCCTCCTATCACCGGCTCGGCCATGCTGCCGGGAAACGCCACCGATCTTGGCGAACTGGGCCACGCTGCTGGTCATTTCATCAAAGCGCTGATCGAGGAACATCGGCCTGACGGCGTCGTGCTCTGCACGCCGTTCGTCGGTGCATTTGCCTTCAAGACCAAAAGCGGCCTGGATCGCATGACGCCAAATATCAATCCGATCAAGCTGCTGTTCGGCCTGTTCATGGTCGCGCATGCCGTCGCCTATGCCAGCGGGAAAATCCCGGTCTATGAGGTCTATGAGCCAACGGTGCGCGCCGAGTTCGGCGTGAAGGTCGACCGCAAGATCAAGGACAAGGAAAAGCGCCGCAAAGCCTTGAAAGATGCGGTTGTTCTGGCCTGCACGTCGCGACGCTGGCTTGTCTGCGATGACCATGCCGCAGATGCGATGTTGGCCGGTGCGTATCGGCTTGGGACAATGACAATTGAGCGGGCGGTGCAGCATGGGTTATTCGCGCCGCCGATCCAGCGCAGGAAGAAAGCCGCATGATCCTGTCGCCCGGTCCCGACGTCGCGCATCAGCTTGAAATCCAGCCGAGCGCCACATATGGCGTTCTGTACCTCGACCCGCCGACGAAATTCGTGGTGCGCTCGAAAAAGGGCATGGGCCGCAGCGCCGAGCGCCACTATCCGACGATGACATGGCCCCAGCTTCACGCCCTGGCTGGAGACATCAGCCGCGTCTCCAAGACGGATTGCGTCATGCTGATCTGGACGACATGGCCCCATCTGCTCAACACGCTGGCGCTGATCGAGGCCTACGGGTTCGTCTACAAGACCTGTGGTTTTGACTGGATGAAAGCCAGCGTCTCGACCATCGACCTATTTCCCGATCCGAAATCGGCCGACATGAAGATGGGCTACTGGACCCGCAGCAACAGCGAGGTCTGCCTGCTGGCCACACGAGGCCGCCCCCGGCGCGTCAAGGCTGACGTCCGCATGGGCATCATCGAGCCAGCCCGCCAGCACAGCCGCAAGCCAGACTGTGTGCATGGCCGCATCGAGCGACTTGTCGCCGGGCCGTATCTGGAATTATTTGGGCGCACCGAGCGTCCCGGCTGGACTGTGCTCGGCAACGAAGTCGGGAAGTTCAAATCCGCATGATTACCGTGCAGGACATCGCCACCGTTCACCGCGCCCACCCGAACTGGCCGGGCGTGAAGATCGCGGCCGTCACCGGCTGCGGGCGCGGGTTCGTCTACAAGGCCGCTGCCAAACTGAGAATCACCCTTCCACAAGCAAAGCGAGGAACGAAATATGCCGAATCGAGCGCAGAAGATCGCAGGGCCGATCATCAGGAAATTTGACGGCAGCGTGAAGTCGGCGAACGAGACCGATGCCGCTGTGCGCGCTGCGCTGGCCGCCCACCGCTATCCCGACGGCAGAGAGGTCCATCCATGCGTCATCGACGAATGGGCGCACGAGCCCTATCGGCGCATCCTGATGCGGGTTGCGAAGCCTTGGCATCACGGCAATAGCCCGGTGCGCCTGGAGCGTCGCCTGCGCCAGCGCAACATCGCCCTTACCAAGCGCCAGCGTGCTTCCAGAAAGATCAACAGGCTCGTCAAGAAAATCGGCACCGTCGCGCAGCGGATTTTCCGTCGCCACATGCGGCGCGCGCACGACCGCAGCAAGTAATTCCAGCACGTTGGGCGATTCCTAGTGTCTTGTATGCGGTCTAGGCCACAAGCCCTAGCGTCTGGCCATTGTCGCTATCTCATGTCGTCATGCGCTCGTGGCAAGCGACCGGCCGGTCGCCCCACGGCGTAGGAAACGGTCGGGATCGGGCAGCCACCAAGCCCCTCCCGGCCCGACCGGTTTTCCTTGAAAGGGCTGGAAATATGACATTCGACCGTGCGCGGTATATGCGATTTGCTGCTGATGAATATGGTCGGCGCATTGCAGATGGATTTTTCCAGAAGATCGCCAGACTCAATTTTGCTGGGCTTGAGGCATCGCCGATAGAGACTGCGCTTGGTTGCGCGCTCGCGGCCAATGTATTCGGTCGGCACGGCGCATTTATCAGCGATAAAAACTTGCCTTTTGAGACCCTTAAGCGCGTTTCCAGCGAGAAACTGCCGATGGGGTGTTCACTGCTTTATCAGGTCCGCGTTGGCCGATATTTTGCTGATTTTGTGCTGGCTGTTAGGCATGAAGAACATGGGACTGCCTATTTCGCTATCGAGTGTGACGGGCATGATTTTCATGAAAAAACCACCCAGCAGGCGCAGCGTGACAAAGCGCGAGATCGGCACTTCCAAACAGCAGGGCTGCACATTTTCCGTTTCACAGGATCGGAAATATGGAGCGACCCTTTCTCGGTCGCAGATGGCATCATCGAATCGGCCTATGCGACGATGGCGGCGCATAGGGGCGGCAAATGACGGCGCGCAGCGTTTTCGCTGTTGATCGAGGCATCTGGGACGACGCGGATTTCTCCGACGAGCCTTTTACCGAGCGCGAGGCGTGGCTTTGGCTGGTCAGTTCCGCCGCCTGGAAAAGTGGGCGCACAAGGGGAAATTCTGGTCCCATCCTGCTGGAGCGCGGCGAGTTTTCATTCTCGGTTCGTTTCCTCGCAGAGCGGTGGCATTGGTCAAAGGATAAAGCCCATCGCTTTATCAAGCGCCTCGAAAACCGCGACATGATCCGCGACACCAGCCGCGACACATCCCAGGTATATTCAATAAAGAATTACAATCACTTCCAAGTTGTAGGCGTTTCAAAGCGCGACACAGTTGAGACGCAAACTGCGACGACGACGAGACACGACCGCGACAAAGAAGAAACAGGAAAACAGGAAAACAAAGATTCCTCACTTCGTTCGGAAGCCGGGGTGTCCGTGAAGAAAAAATGTCATGACAAGGTTGTGGTAGTTTTGATCCCGGAATGGGTTCCGGCAGGGCCTTGGGGAGCATTTGTCGAAATGCGGCTGCAAATGCAGAAGAAAAACAAAATTCCATTCACCGATGAAGCTCGCCGCCTTTGCGTTCTTGATCTCGACCGGCTTCGCACGGCTGGGTATGACCCGGCAGCCGTCATAAACCAGACAATCGCCAAGGGCTGGCGCACCTTTTTTGCTCTCAAGGGTGTGGAACCTGCCAGTCCTCCACAAGGTCAACTCCTGCTGTCTGACGCGGCCGCCAAAGTATCGAGCGGAACTGGAAGTAATAGCGATTATTTCAAGCGTGGCGGCTATGTCGGCCTAGATCATGACCAAAAGGAAAAACAGGCATGAGCATCCAAGACGTCGAGAATGAAATCCTCAGGCCTATGCAGAGTATTTATCTGCCGCCGCGCCAGTATGACGAACCGATGATAAAGGCCAGCCTGCTGGAGTATGCAAAGGCGCTGGAAGGCTTCCCGGTGGACGACCTCCGGTACGCCTGGGCAAGGGCGCGAGACACCCACAGCGGCCGCGCGTGGCCTGTGCCGGGCGTTTTCGTGTCGTTTGCCGCCAAGAACAAAAACGACCGCATGTCGGTGGCTGGGACGACCAAGACGGGATCAGAGGCCAAAAAGCAGAACGATGCCTGGAAGAACTGGGAGAGGGTGCGCAACACCGATCAGGCGCGTGACGCGGCGCAGAAGGGCGTCTCGTGGGCTCTGAAATGCGAAATCCTGGGCGGCACGAACCCTGGGCAGACGGGCCTGATCGAGCGCCTTGTGCGGGGACGGGCAAGCGCAGAACGCACGGCGGCGCGCATCCGTGGCGGTCTTGAGCTTTATGGTCGAGACGGGCGAAATCTTGGGGTTATGAGGCAGGATAATGCCGATATTGCACTGGCGCTATACGCTGGAATACTGCGTCATGAGGCTGAAACTGCTAGGGAAATAGGGTTTTCCGGGCAGGTTAATGCGGTTGCTCCAGATTTGGATTATGCCGCCCTTGTACCATAGGACGTAATGGCCTATATCTCTTGGTGACGGTGCCATTCTGGCCCGCCTGAAAAGGAGAAAGTCGAATGAAAACAGGTAAATCCCTTATTGAATTGGCGACCGAGATCGAGCGCCAAGCCACCCGGAAGCAGGACTTCACCGCGCCCACCGACAAACTGACGGTGGAAGTGGTCGAGGGCGTGCTGGAGGACGCGCCGCCGCGCGGGTTCGCCATCACCAATCCCCAGGTTGGCACCTTCCGTCTGCGCGACCTCGCGGTCGATCAGGCTGCTGGCCACCTCGACATCCCGCTGAAATACGTCCGCAAGCTGGCTGCCGAACAGCCCGCGCTGCTGGCGGAAAACTTCAACACCCTGCTGCATGCCACGTCATCGCGGCGCTTGATCCGCACGCTGGACGGTGAGGCTCGCGCCTTCCTGTCCGACCGCTATCAGCGCATCGACAATGTCGACGTGGCGCAGGTTGCGCTCGCTGCCTTCGCCCAGACGAAACTCCAGATCGTCTCGACTGAAATCACCGAGAGCCGCCTGTACCTCAAGGCCACGCTGCCGTCCCTGGTGCGCGAGATCAAAAGCCGCCGCGTCGGTGACTTTGTCGAGGCTGGCGTCATCGTGACGAACAGTGAGGTCGGTCTGGGTGCGGTTTCGGTCAAGCCCTTCGCTCACTTTCTGGTCTGCACCAACGGCATGGTCGTGAACAAGGCCAAGCGGTTCACCCATGTGGGTGCGCGGATCGGCGGCGACGAGACTGGCTACCTCAAGGACGACACGATTGCGGCCGGTGACAAGTTCGACCTGCTGCGAATCCGTGACGCCCTGACCCAAGCCCTGGACGAGACCGCCTTCGGCGAGTTCGTGCAGCAGCTTGAGGGTGCCACCCAGCAGCAGATCGAGGCGGGTCGCGTGAACGACGCCGTCGAAATCCTGGGCAACAATCTGACCTTCACCGAGGTCGAGCGCGGCAGCATCCTGACCCACCTGATCGAAGGCGGCGACCTGTCCCGGTATGGGCTGGTCAATGCCGTGACCAGAACGGCCCAGGACGCGGTCAGCTACGACCGGGCGACAGAACTGGAGGCCGCTGGTCATGCGGTCCTGGCGCTGCCCGCCAACGACTGGAAGCAGATCGCCCACGCTGCGTAATAGCGTGGGGTTAGGCGGCGGGGGCTGATTACCCCCGTCGTTTTCAAGAGAAGCCCTGCGGTCCAACAAGCCCCCCAGCCCCAGACCGCAGGGCTTTTTTGCAACAAGGATTGACATGAAAACCGATCTCGTCGCCCAGGCGCAGGCGCTCAGTGCCGAGCAGATCACTGCGATCCAGCACGCCATGAAGCTGTCCGACGCGCAGCTTTTGGAAGCCATAGGCTACGACGTCAACAGCACGAGCTTGCGCCATCTGCGCCGCTGGAAAACCGGCGAGGATACGCCGAAGGGAACCGCGCGCACCGCGCTCAAGCTGCTGTTCGCCATGGATCGCGCCAATCGCCTTATCGATTCCGGTGAATGGGATCGCGGTCACGAGGTCTTGCGCAACGCCCTGCCGGATTTCATGCAATGACGCAGAAAGCACCGAGCGACAGATCGGCCCTTTCTACACGGTTTCGGTAATATCGGCTTTTAGGCGCGGAAGCTGATCGGACACTAGGAAATCGCAGGAGTGACGAACCTTGCCAGCGCGTCTCATGAGGTCGTCAATTTCCGATTTGGAATATCGCGCGTTACCCAGGCGGTCCAAGAGTGTTTGGGCGAATTGCTCAATAGCCGCAGCGTCGTCTGCCCGCAGCTTGAGCAGCGCAACGATGTAATCCATCCGCTCGTCAAAGGTTTGCGCCATTTTGGGCCCTTTATGCAGATTCTGTTTCGGCCACACGCGGCCATGATTTTGGATCGGCGTGACGGGTCAGGTGCGCCTCACAATTCACGCACATGTCATAGACCTTATCGGAACCGCCGTTGATGGAAACCATAACGCCGGACCTGATCTTG